CGTGGAGATGGAGAGACCATAACTTATACTGTCATACAGTATCAAACAATATCATATGCGCTCATGTTCAACGATTTCATGTGTTTTTAAACAGTCACTAAATATCATGTTATGTCATATGATGTCATGTTTTTTGCGTGTAAATTCGCGTAGTTACACGCAACACGTTTTTATCATGGAAATAAAGAGGAGCATAACGTTTGACGTAGAGAAAAGGAAGAAGGATGGGCTATTGATCGTAAAGAACGTACCTATACGATGCATGGTTACGTTCAACCGGAGCAGGATAACGTTTTTCACGGGTCATAGGATAGACGCAAGCAAGTTCGTCCCGGAGAAGGGCATCGTTAAAAACGGATGCTTCAACAAGGCCGGGGAAAGCTCTTCCGAGATAAATTCCGATCTTGACGATATACGTGCCACATTGCAAAACATATTCCGCCAATACGAGAGAGAGGGCGAGATGCCTAGCGCCAACGATATCAAGGAAAAGTTCAAGGTTGCGACAGGCCGGGTAAAAGAGGAAGAGAGGAAGCCGATATCCCTGTTCGATATCTACAAGGAGTTTATCGATACGGTAGGGAGGCAGAACGCATGGACGAAGACATCGCACTACAAACATAACTCGATCATGCACCTTCTGGAGGAGTTCAATCCACAGATCAAGTTCGATGACCTGTCGGAGGATACCTTGCAAGACTTCGTAGAGTTCTTAAGGGAATACAAGGGTATAAGGAATACCACCTTGAACAAGTACCTCCACTTCATAAAGCAATTCCTTTTATGGGCCGACGACAAGGGATACAACACGAGGAAGGACTATCGAAGGTTCAGCCCAAGGCTTAAAGGGGCGAACTTCGAGCTGAAGAAAGTCATATACTTGACATGGGAGGAACTGATGCGTATATATAATATGTATATAAAGGAAGGGACGTTATCCACCGTCCGTGACGTTTTCTGTTTCTGCTGCTTCACCGGTCTCCGTTACTCCGACGTATATAACTTAAGAAAGACAGATATCATTAACGGGAAGATTGATATCGTGACACAGAAGGACAGCGACAACATACAGATCGAGTTGAACAAGTACAGTAAATCAATACTTGATAAATACGAAGACATCGAGCTCAAGAACGGGAAGGCGCTGCCGGTCTTGTCCAATCAGAAATACAACATGCATCTAAAGGATCTCGGCAAGATGGCGGAGCTGGACTCCGAGATAACCGAGGTATGGTACGAGGGCAACAAGCGAATACAGCAGACATTCCACAAGTGGGAACGGCTTACTACCCATGTCGCAAGGAAGACGTTTGTCGTCAACGCCCTCATGTTAGGCATCCCCCCTCAAGTCATCATGAGATGGACAGGGCACAACGACCTCAAGGCCATGAAACCTTACACTCATATAGTGGACAAGCTGAAGGAGGACGAGATGAGCAAGTTCGATAAGATATAAACAAGCATCTTATATAAAAAACAAGAATATATTATGAACGAGGAACTAAAAAAACTGCTTGCGTGGTTTGACAACTACGAGATAACATTTAACGAGATCCGGTTAAGCCCGTGTCAATACATATTTGACCTCCGAAAATTTATATCGGTCCAAACGAACTCCGTCCGAAGAAACTGGGAAAATCCTACGTTTGAATATGATATAATAAGCCTCTATCAGCTTAAAAAAGTCTTGGAGGAAAAAGAGAAAGAAAACATGCCATAAAGCATAAAAAATAATCATTGAAAAACTTGCATACTATCAAATTTGATAGTATATTTGCAATACAGAAATAACAATAGAAAGGGCGGCAACCTATAAGCGGCACCAACGATATGAGAACTTACGATGTTATCTTTAACGATGATTGCGACTCTAACAGTAAGGGTATTCATGGAACGATAGACGAGTGTATGGATTGGATAAGGTTTAACAGAAATGATACGTCTACCTATTTCGGCGATTATAAAGGAGGTACGGTATCTATAACCTGCGACCAAACGGGGGAAGAAATATATCAAGAAAATATATGATAAATCTTAATTTGCCGGAGTGGGTGTTTTGGGACGCTCACTCTCATGAGGGTAATTTATTGGGTTCCCGAACTATTATAGAGCATGTCCGGTCGGCTTCCGTTTTCGAAGTGTTTGACAGGGACTTTGACGCAATAGGGCTTAATCCGAATGTATTGACATTTAAATTCAAGAACGAAGGATCAAGAACTGAGAGGCTGTTGATGGCCTTGCATCATAGCTGTACTCTTGATCCTGTGGAAGATCGGGAAATGTTATTAGGGATAATGAAAAAATGCGCAGTATGGTATTGCAATTATTGCGATTGGGAGGACGAGCAAAATGAATGATCGAGAGAGAATAGGCAAAAGGATAGCCCAGCTCCGCATGGAGGCCGGGATATCACAATACAAACTAGCGGAACTTACAGGCCTAGCCCCGGGTAATATCGCCCGGATAGAGACAGGTAAATACAGCACTGGTATAGACATCCTGTCCAAGATAGGTGATGCGCTAGGCTATAAGCTTGATTTCACAAATAAATAACATTAAAAACTAATATCATGGCAAGAACAACGGATTACAAGTTAAAAGGAGAGAAAATCAAAGATCAAATAGATGAGTTAGTAACCGCTCTTTTGGAGGAAAGGAAAAATTCCTTTGACGAGAGCAATAAGAAAATAAAGATTGCAAATGTAGATCTGGAAGAGTTGAGCAATCTTGAGTTGCAGCAGTTACAAGTACGTGTATCTAAACTCTTACTAGAAAGGACCAAATAGTTCTATTTGTCGCATCCAAAAAGTATAACGCCCGTGTTTTTTCTGACATGGGCGTTTCTTATTGATCTATTTGACTTATTTCCATATTTAATATCTCTATGTTGAAAATTCGCTCGAATCAACATTCCTACGCTTGACATAAAGGCATCGCTTGGATATCTCAGGATTCGCTATACCACGGTTATACACTCTTACCGTCATTACCACTTTTCTTTTCTCTAAAAACAAATCTTCCGTCAAACGAATAATCTGCTCTACTCTATCGTCATAATCGCCAACCATATTAATTAGATTTTTTAAGGTAATAATTAAACAGTACAGCGAAAAAGTTTGTTTTACAACGCCCACATGTTATTAAGCAGAATCTTTCTCTCCTTGCCGGTTCCCAGACCTCTCGTCTCTCTCTTGCTTCAACGACTCGGCCAACAGGCCTATGAGTTTCTCGATATTCCGGCTGTTCCTCTCGTTCGCCTCCGCGTTTTGCTTGCCTTGCGCCGTTAGGTCATGTATGATATCTAGCAGTTCCCTTGGATTAAAGCCGTCACCTACTTCTTCCGGTATATCCGCTGATCGTGCGGGTGGAACGTCAGAGGTTAGCATATCGCCTTCACCTGTAAGAAGCCACACCCTATTATAATGAGGGTACGCATTTAATATCTTAGAAGCATAATTCTCACTTATTCTTTTAACTTTACCATCTCTTATGTCATAAAGAGATTGAGGTCTTGATAAACCCATATCCTTTGAAAGTTGAGCATAAGTTATTCCTTCCTTAGATAATATACATTCCAAAATTTCTTTAGGCCCCATCATATCTATTTAATATTTTGCACACACAGTAATATTCTGTATATTTGTATCGTATCAAGTTGCGGATGATACCATACAGATTAATAATCTCCCGCAAGGGAATATATTGGCGACTTCACTTCAAACCGCAACTTTGAAGCAGTCGTTTTATTTATCATGGAAGAAATCATACAGTACCTCGAAATGCTACACATCAAAGAGTTGGCATATACGATTGGAATATTATATATCATCCTTATTATCATAGCAATAATATTTGTTGTCACTTTCTTTTATCACCTTCTAAAATCCCAAAATCAGGATCACTGGTGGAATAATTAGGTTTCATCCTTGGAAGAGAGACTGCTACAGAAAATTTTATCCTACTTTCTGCCCCATTTATACGTTCTCTACCTCCAGATACTATTTCTATCCCCAATTTTCCTGAGTCCTTTTTAGAATATGTAACACACACATCGAACTGAACAGGCTGAACAATAGATACAGTACCATCCCCCATATCCAATATATTCTTTGGTGTTACAAGAGTCCCAAATTGATTAGGGTTTATACAAGCATCATTTTTTGCCGCAAAATCCTGAGCATCCTTAACGCCAGCTATTATCTCTTTCAATGTCTCACTAACAAACTTCTTCAATTCCATACTTACTAGTATTTAGCCACACAAGGCAACAATGTTAAACAATGTTTATACACAGAAAATAACTGCACGAAAACTTTTGCATACAGTTATTTTCTGTATATTTGCATCATCATTCAATCACGCACAAAGATACGATAAAGATTGAAATAACGAAATGGCACAAACATGCCAAAATGATATAAGGTCCTTTAGCTCAGACGAACAGAGCGACGGTTTCCTAAACCGCAGGTCCCGGGTTTGAGTCCCGGAAGGGCCACTAAAAAAGAGTTCTTTGACTTATTGAATAAAATCCTTATCCCCATAAGAGGATATACGTAAGAGATATAGGTATGGTGGTAAGGTTATGATAGTCGAAGATACCGGAAGGGATGATGATCCCCGCTCCCGATGTAGTTTGATCGGTTCTGGTGTTGGAGTCTACATATTTAATAATGTATATACAAAGGTTAGATATTACGTCGTGTCAGTGAAGTACGGATATTTCCGTATAGGTGTCAAACTGTCTATCTAACGTATAAGATACACTCCCCCACCCGTCTATGATTCGGGTTCGAAACCGTTGGAGGTTGTAGGGGAGCTATTATAAATAAAAAGGAAATGTAAATCATGCAGAAAAAAGTGGAAAGCAAAAGAAAGATCAGAGAAATGAAAGTATCTGAGAAACTATCATTCCCTATAGAAGTGTTGGAGACGGTTAGAAATAACGTGTCTCTGTTAAACGCTAAGTATTATAGAGAGGGAAGAAAATGGTCTTCCGTATCAAACAAGGAAGAAGGGATCGTTTATGTCAGACGCTTAACATGATAGATCATGGAAAGGGTATTCACCGAGTTAACCGAGGAATGTGATTACACGGCCCAGTATTACGCCGTGGGATTCGAGAAAAAGGAGATAGCCGAGAAAAAACACAGGTCGTTACATACGATCATAAACCAGCTAAGGACGGCTTTCGAGATACTTGGCGTAAGAAACGGAAGGGAATTGGCCATAAAGCTATGCGAGAGACTGTGCGATATAAAGGCCAACGTGGATATACAACAGATGGTTCATTCGGCTGTGGCGTGCGTCTTGCTACTTATCCTTTGCGTGGATTCTCATCTGGAAATGAGAAGAACAAGGCAAAGGTACCGGTCCATAGCTAGAATAGAGATATCCTCTAGGGCTTTTAGAGGCTGTAGAGGGAGGAATATAACATTATAACAATAATAATATGGAGAATATAGCGGAATTACCGGCAACCCAAGTGACAGCCGGACAACTAGCGGACTTGATCATATCAAGGCTAGCCACCCAAAAAGAAGAAGATCCATCCCGGAAGTACGTGAGGGGACTAGATTCCTTGGCGAAATTGCTCCAAGTAAGTACATCCACCATAGCGAGATACAAGAAGAAGGGGATTTTCGGGGATGCCATAAAACAAAATGGCAAATATATCCTAGTGGACGTAAAGCTCGCTCAGGAAAGGTTCTTTTCCAAAAAGACGAGACCACATTAACAAGTCTTCCGGCTTATGGTCTTATCGCACCTGTGACGCATAAGCCGGAAGAATCTACTTATAATAAAATTCCCCCACCCGTCTATGATTCGGGTTCGAAACCGTTGGAGGTTGTGGGGGAGCTAAACCGATGACCTATTAATAACCAAGTAATCACATGAAAGAAAGAAGAATTCCACCCTAGGAAATGGCTAGGGCAGGTAGCTAACCATAATAAATTCATATTATTATTCAGGGTTACAGGGGGTGCGAGTTCCCCCGGCTACCACGCTTAAATCACATTGCTAATTATTATACACTTCTTAACAAAGACCTTAATATACCGACGTGATGCAGGCAATTAGGGAATATTAGTTTTTACTTAAACTGTGCCGGGGTGGGATTCCCCGGCAAACGGATGTATGGCGAAATTGGTAAACGCTAATCAGTATGTAAGGTGCAAAATTCCAAGATAACAGCATAAAACCTGCAACTTGCGAGACATACTAGGAATAACCGACTTTAAATCGGGGGCCGCAAAAACACCACCATTTCCGGTTCGAGTCCGGATACATCCACTATTCGCCGAAAGGCGCTTATTCAATCAATTATTTCACTAAAGTGCAACGCAGGTCTCCGTCCGTGAGGATATGAGGCCTTTCTTCTGAATTTTAAAAACAACAATATATATGATAAAGAGAAACCAAGCATGGTTCTGGAAGATATTCCGGGCCATAAAGAGCATTATCATCTTTACTTTTAGGATGGTCTTAGCTACAGTATTGGGACTAGCCTCAATAGTCGCAATCTTCGAATGGAATGAAAAACCTTCTCATATCCATTTACTGATATTTGGCATAGTATCAGTATTTGTTGTGATAAATCAAATCGTAATAATGACTTATGAGTCAGAAAAATGATTTCGGGGTGTTGTACGTGGTACAAGCCCCATCAAGACCGAATCGATCGAGGAAGGACGATATACTAGACAAGCTAAGGGTACTTAGCAAGGAGGAGCTTATACAAATCAGGAAAGATATTATAAAACTAATAAACGAAAAATAATGAAGACATTCGAGGAATTAAAGAAGGATCTGCTTGAACGGGCTAAAAAACATAATGCTTGTCAAGATGGATACAGGATGGGGTTAAACGCAAAAAGCAAACAGGACTTACTGAAAGCGATAACCGATAATTGGTATTGGGTCTTGAGTGCATCCAAGATGATTGACGCAAATTACCTAGAAAATAACTTTTCTGAAGAGGAACTAGCCGAAGCCGGCATTTACACAAGAAAAGAACACACCTCTAATGCTAAATCATTTGCTTGCGGCTCTGCCACGGTCGAGGCTTACGGCTCTGCCACGGTCGAGGCTTACGACTCTGCCACGGTCGAGGCTTACGACTCTGCCACGGTCGAGGCTTACGGCTCTGCCACGGTCGAGGCTTACGGCTCTGCCACGGTCAAGGCTTGCGATAACTCATATGTTGAGGATTGCACTGGAAACATAAATACAGTTTCCGATCATGGAATAGTCAAAGATTACTACAATCATAAGATATATATAAAGAAAGGAAAATTCGAGATTATCGAGATCGAATAAATTCAATTCCTTGCTTATCGATGGAGCGCATGAGAGACATCTACATCAAAGACCCCGACGGCGAACCGGAGTACGACGGGGAGGAAGACAACGAGGAATATGAGGAGAGCATGGAAGAGCTTAGGTTCCTGTGCGATTCATATAATTGGTAACACCTACCCTTACGAGGTGCAACCCCGACCCAGACCGGCAACCGATATCCTAGACAAGTGGTAGGCCATGACGATATCATTGGCCCGGTGGAAAGGGACACGGTAGTGAGGGAAGGGCGGCCGATGGTCTTAGTCCGGGTTCGACTCCCGGAGGCTGACGAAACAAAAATAAATAATATGGAAAGATCTGATTCTATAAAGGAAATAGCCAACGCCCTTTGCGAGTTTCAAAAAAAGGTAGGCAAAATAAAAAAGGATAGCAATAATCCTTTTTTCAAAAGCAAGTACGCATCGTTGGCAAACATATTGTACGTGATCCAATCTCCGTTATCTGAGTGCGGGTTATCGATAACACAGATGCCAACAGGTGAGAACGAGCTTGAGACGATATTGATGCATATTTCCGGAGAGTATATTAGCTCAACATACTCAATGAGGCCTTCTAAGAACGATCCTCAAGGTGTAGGATCTTGTATTACCTACCAACGAAGATATGCCATAGGCGCAATACTATGCTTGAATATTGACGATGACGATGACGCAAACATAGCGAGCGGTAATACCGCCCAAAAGGAGCAGCCTAAAAAGGCTAACTCCAACGAGAAGAAAGAGCTTACGAGAGATCATATAAATAATGAGAGTGCCATGGAATCCATATCTAAGTGGATATACAAGAACGAGAAGAAGGCCAAGGAATCCAACCAGCCTTTCTCCGTGGAGAGCCTTATAAACAAGTCCTACATCGTCGGAAAGGTGGAGATGGAATCCATTATCGAGATATACAACAACTATAAAATAAACAATAACCTGTCATGAGCAAAGAACTAGAGCTAAGCGGCAAGACCCCGCTAACGAAAAGCGAGATCGAGGATTTATCAGTAGAACTTTTGAACCCGGTACTGGAAGGTGAGGTAGATCCCGTATCACACGTCGTCAAGTTAAAGGCGATGCAAGAGACCATCAAGAGGACGCTGGACGATGACCGGATGAAGGACGCTGTCCTTTCCGAGATCGAGAAATACGGGAAGGAGCGCTCTTGGAACGGGGCCACGGTCAAGATAAAAGAGGTAGGCGTATCCTACGACCACTCCAATTGCAATGACCCGGTATACGCTAGGCTGATCGAGGAAAGGCTGCTTCTCGATGCCAAGATAAAAGAACGGGAGGCGTTCCTGAAGACGGTGCCGGATAATACCACGGTCATTGATGACGAGACCGGGGAGATATACACGATTCATCCGGCGATACGGATGGCAAAAACCAGTTACTCTATAACTTTTAATAAACAATAAATATGGCAAATTTATACGGCTCAATATGCTTGAGCGACATACCGAAGGAGTTGATGAAAAAAGTAATGACGGCCAAGGGAGAGAAGATCTTCCTCAATATCTCGATCGGGGAGAAAAAAGAGCCTGTCACGTTCGACAACCGCACCTATACGCATTACGTGTCTTGCGCCCCAAGGAAAGAGGAGCGAAAGGAAGGCGTTTATTATGGCATAGGTGACTTGATGGAATCCACGTTCAAGAGCAACATCCCCTCACCGGAGGATATCAACAACGCCCCATCGGTCAGTGAAGACGATGGATTGCCGTTCTGACCATGGAACTATACTTGCTCAACACAGCCAGCGGATTGAGGCCATGCTATGATTCCGACTATGACGAGAAGAAAAAACTCAAGCTAGGCAAGATCTACAAGGCCAAGATAACGCTGGCACGGAACTACGACTTTCTGAAAAAGTATTTCGCCTTGATAAATTGCGCATGGTCTTACCAGAACGAGAAGACCACGGCGCATTTCAAGGAGAGCGTAGAGTGTTTCCGGAAGACCGTCGAAATCGCCGCCGGGCATTGCGATACGGCCTATAGCATATCACGTAAGGAATGGATAGAGATCCCGAAGTCAATAGCCTTCGACAAGATGGACGAGGCTGAGTTCATGGATCTCTACGAGCGTGTGAAGGACGTGCTTTTCTCGGTATTCCTTCGGGGTATATCCGAATACGATTTCATGAGAAACCTTTCGAATTTTTAGTCATGAGAAAAAGTGACAGGCCTCCAAATTATCTTATAGATAAGATCGTGAGGCATACCAACATTATTATTACCGCTCCTTATGGCAGCGTCAAATACATGGATGCTGCCAGACTCCTTAAAAAGGAGGTCAAGAAGCTGGAAACCTATAAGAAAAATGAGAGATCTTAAATACTGCCTCAATGAGGCATGCTCTAAAAGACATTGCCTCTGTCATAAACGGCAGAGACATTGGAAAGACCCGTCTAAAAAAGATGGGGAAACTGTAAGGACGGAATCGGCCTTACTTGACGGGAACACCCCTTGCAAGGGGTATGTACCACAATACGAAAGAAGAAAATACAATATTAAATATTAATGATATGGGAAAGAGAAAAGAAGGTTCTTACAACTTTGACAAGAACGTACAAATGTTTTTGGCTTGCGCAAAGGACGATAACCGTCCCGCTATGGAATGCGTATATTTCAAGGGAGATTGGGCCTACGCCAGTGACGGACATATTATCGTTAAAAACAGGATATCCGAATGCTCAAACCTTGACGAAGCCATGATACAGGCGTTAGACGGCAAATTGCTGCATAGTCTATTTTTTAAGGACATGTTGAAATATGATGACATCCTTATCTCTGATGACGGAATAGAGTGCCATAAGAAGAATGACAAGGCGTTCTTCTATTTCGCGGATGAGAACTTAAAATATCCAGACGCAGAGAAAGTGATACAAAATTATCAGGCAAAACCCAGCGTTCCGCTTCCTCAAATATCCTTTAACATGGGCTTATTCGACATAATGAGGAAAGCTTTATATGAATGCGATCAATGCACGGCTACTTTCAAGGGCGTTAACGATGCCATCATTTTTGACAGCATGGTAGAAGACGTAAGCAGTATCGGATTAATCATGCCTTTATACAATGAGGCACTAAACCAACAAATATGAGAAATTTTATCAACAAACATTGGGTATTGATATTGGCCATAGCCTTTATTCCGGTAGGGAACAGAGTTTTTAACCATGTTGACGCATGGCTAGGAATAGTCATTATGTTAACTAGTTCATTATTTATAATTTACAAACTATTTAATTTTATCAAGAATGAAAAGGACAAGTTTTAAGTTTTTTACTATAGCGATAATCGCTATGGTATTTTTATCCTCTTGTGAACGTGTAGCACCTAATTACGCTGGGGTATTGATGGAAAATTACGGGAAACAAGGGAAGGAGGATTTCAAGGTCGTATCAGGCAGGGTTTCAACTTGGGAATGGGGCACGGAATTATTTCAAGTCCCGCTATTCGACCAACGAGGCGAGTTCGGAAGCCCTGTCACGTTAAAAGCCGCAGACAATACGGAGTTTAACGCACGCCCCACTTACTCCTACAAGGTCATCAAAAACAGGGCAATAGACGTTGTTTTCGATAACAAGCACATAGACAAGGCCGATACGGAATCAGGCAAAGACGGTTTCATGCAATCATTGGAGGATAACATACTAGAACCTCGCATCTATGACCTGATCAAGGAGGAAAGCCGTAAACATAAGACCGATAGCTTAATGGCAGACGGAGGTTCGCTTCTTTTTGAGAAGCGCCTTGAGCAGATCGTAGATAAGGAATTCGAGAAAAGAGGCCTTCAATTACTCACATTCTCAGCACAATTAGAATTTTCTAAGGCGGTACGAGAGAAGATCGATAGTCGGAATGAAGTTAACACCAATATTTCGGTTTTAGACCAGCAGATTGCGGAGCAACGGAAACGTAACGAGTTGGAGCAATTGAAAACGGAACAAGCGTTAATCACCTCGAGAGGATTGACTAAAGAAATTCTTTATAAGCAGTTTATCGACAAATGGGATGGTCGTACCCCCATTTATGGAGCGATACCCGATTTAATAAAGATTCAGAACTAAGGATATTAATATTAGAGTGTGTTTTTCATGGTATTAGATTTGGGTTAGAATGATTATCCCCGCCGTCCGTGAGGATATGCGGGGATTTCGGGCGGTAAGTATTCCGGGATGAAACGTTACGGAGTGCGCATGACGTAAAGAGGCCGGTTCGATCCCGGCACCGTCCACCAACAACAAATAACAATCATGGATTTCGGTAACGACATTCCGGATTACGATCCGGATGATTTTGACAATTACGATTATGAGTGACATTTTTCAAAGCCTGTTATTCGCCTTCGGGGTGATAACGTTCATACTCGCTATCCTAGCGATAATTTTTATTGTATTAATCTTGATAGACGATAAGTACAAATGAGGAATATCGAATCACAGACCCAGCAAGCCTGCGTCAGATACTTCCGTCTCCAATATCCGAGATACGCAGGATGCTTCTTTAGCGTCCCGAACGGAGGACGGAGGGACACGGTAACCGGGGCTATACTGAAAGCGGAAGGGGCTTTGGCAGGGGTCGCCGATCTGTTCCTGTCAGTCCCGAATAACGTCCATCACGGTCTGTACGTGGAAATGAAGACAAGAAAAGGCCGGCAACAGGACAGCCAGAAGGCATTCCAGAAGGCGGTAGAGGCTCAAGGGTACAGATATGAGATATGCCGATCGCTGGACGATTTCATTACACTTATAAAAGACTACTTGAATGGCTAAGAAACCTAACAAGCAACCCGAGCGTATCAGATGCGCCGATTGCGTGCACGGCAAGCCTCACAAGGGTCTGGCCGTATGGTGCGAGATACTGAACACCGGAAGGGTAGCGAACTCCTTCCGGTATTGTGACAACTATAAACGATAACTTATATGAGAACGATCAAAGCGAACACGAAGGCAAACGGGGATATACTCCCGGAGCCTAAATTCAAGAGAATACCCGTAAGAGTTGACAAGAACACGATCATCCTCGTAAGGGAGGGTTTGAACGTGGAAGAGCATCTAAAAAGATTCAAGGACAAGGACAACACGCCACCGGGATATATCCCGTGGTTCTAAAAAAACTTCAATTTGTTTGGTGTTTAAAAAGAGCAATCAATATGATTAAATCATGATAATAGAAATCTTAAACTATCTAAGAGAAAAAAGAGACATCAAACTGAGGATGTCTCTTTTAAGCAAAGCTGGAGGATATACGATACAAGAACTCCCAATGGTATATTCATTCGTTCTAGGAGGTTTCCACTCTTTGCTTGAGTTAAAAGAGTTCAGGGAATGGAAAGAGCAAAAACGAGACAATGAGGTTATCAATCCATCTCAACTGACACCACTATAGCACATCACTAGGATGCGTGTCCTATATTTTTAAAGCAAATCATTTGGCGTTTTGAATTTGAGTTGTATCTTTGCAGTGAACCCGCCAGTTCAAGTATTAGAAAACAAGTTTGTCGTAGCTATTTTTATGGCTAGACATGGCGTGTTATATCTACAAAGATATAAAGGCTATCAATCCACATGGGTTACGACACTTGTGTTTTAACTTGGACTTGGCGGTTCGTGGGGCGATAGCCTTTTTTATATACTCAAATTTCATTAACATGCCAAGTCCTATGAAATCTGCGAGTGTAACGAACAACAGTAATTGCACAACCACGTCCGCTCACGAAACGAGCTCCCTATCATGGCGATCCATCGCCAAGCTATTAACCTTCATGTCATTCGGCTTGCTCGAGTGCGATAACAAGAACGACGTTATCGGCTATGTCAAGGTACTAATCTTATTGATGTCCGCATTCATTTTAGCCGGGCTGGAAGGAGGTGCGCTATGAGTACTCCAACAGCACGTCAACAAACTATCCGCATCAACCGCCTATCCAAGGAGAACGACATGCTTTCCAAGGAACTGGAGCACGTGAAGAACCAGCTAAAATGGGCACGCATCACGTCTTCGCAAGAGACGGAGCTAAAGAACTCATGCTTCTTCTTCATTGCCGCCAAGGGGCTATTCACCGAATGGCACGAGTGGCACGACAAGAGGATAACAGAGAGGTTGATGGACGAGATCAAGAGGACTATCAAATAGCCCTACCCTACTCACGTATTAAGATTTTAAAAGCCCCGGTCTAGGCCGGGGAGTATATCGTACACTTTAAACTCAAGTAATCATGGATATAAAGAAAATGTCAAACAAGGATCTCAAATATGGCATAGACCGATGCAACGCAAGGTTGGCCGGAATAATGCCAATGGGATACATGGACAAGGAACGATGCCTTCAGGCGTTGGAGCAATATAGGAAGGAATTATATAATAGAGGAATAATATATTGACATGGACACATCTAAAAAAACATTTCTTTTTAATGCTGATTGGTACGAGGTGTTAGTGGATTATCCTTCGGAGATCAGACTTGAAGTGTACGAGGCGGTTATTAGGTATGCCGTATCGGGGACACTATCGGAGCTGAGACCGCAGGCTAAAATGGCATTCTCCTTCATTAAAAGAGAAATCGATTTCAATCAAAAAAAATATGATGAGAGAGTATCCTACAATAGGGAATCCGGTAAAAAAGGAGGTAATCCAAATTTCAAGAAAGGCAAGTCAAACCCCTATTACTCAAAGAGTAAAGAAGATAACCCAACATTACCGAAGATAACCGAAGATAACCCAACATTACCGAAGATAACCCTATATGATAATGATATTGATAATGATAAAAAAAGAAAATATATAAAAGAAAAATTCGAGGCTTTCCGAAAATCATATCCGGGCACTAAAAAAGGTCTTGACGTTGAATTCAACAATTTTGTCAAAAAGCATAAGGATTATGCCGAGGTCATAGACTTATTGCCTTTGGCCATAAGCAAGGAGATAGAATGGCATAACGAGAAAAAGAATTCCGGCAATTGGGTGCCCGAATATCCGCACTTGACAACTTGGATAAACCAGCGAAGATGGGAGAGTGAGTTTGAAAATATAAACGAGAATGAAGACAAACAACAGAATGGATCGAGACAGGTCTACATCGTCCCAGATTGACGGGAAACTACCTCCCCAAGCCAAGGAGATAGAACAGATAATACTAGGGGCTTGCCTCATAGAGAGCGACGCTTTCGAGAAAATCGCCTCGGAACTATCTGAGGCCGATTTCTACGACAAGAGGAACCAATCGGTATTCAAGGCCATATCCGGGCTATACAAGGAGAGAAAGCCCATAGACATGATGACGGTCACCCAAGCGATGCTGTCATCCGGAGATCTCGAGAGTATAGGGGGGCCGATCTACATAGCCTCCCTTACCTCCAAGATTGGATCATCGGCCCATATACTGGACCACGCGATGATAGTCAAGGAGCGATCCATACAGAGGAAAGGGCTGGTGATAGCCAATGAACTTGAGAACGCTATCTATTCCAACGAGGATATAGGTGACGTACTGCACAAGGCCATAAACGGATCAGAGAGCCTCATGGAGGAGCTTATCGGGAAGTCTAATGGCGAGCATATATCCAAGGCTCTTAAAGGCTCCATGGACGGTTTATACAAGCGTGTGGAGATGGCTAGGAAAAACATCCGGTCTGGTGTAGACACTGGGCTTCACGACCTGAATAAGATCACTAACGGCTGGCAACCGGGAAACTTGGTGATAATAGCCGCTAGGCCCTCCATGGGAAAAACGGCCGTGATGCTTCACTTGGCCAAATCGGCGGCTAGATCCAATATCCCAGTGGCGATATTCTCGCTTGAGATGTCAGACATAAGCTTGGCTAACAGGCTGATCCTATCCGAGTGCGACGTAGATCCGGAACGGTTCAAGTCCGGGTATATGACAAACGAGGAGATCAACAAGGTAGAGACGGCAGTGAATGAGCTTTGGGGACTTCCGATCTACGTCGATGACAACCCGTGCGTGACGATGGACTATATCCGGTCACGATGTAAAATACTAAAGAAACAAGGCAAGTGCGGGATAATCATGGCCGACTATCTCCAATTGGCGGAGAGCGGTGAACGGGAAGGAAGCCGTGAACGCGAGGTAGCGAAGATGTCCAGAACCGCCAAGATCACGGCGAAGGAGTTAAAGGTTCCCTTCTTGCTCTTATCCCAATTGAACAGGGGAAACGAGGCCAGACCGGACAAGAAACCCCTCCTATCCGATCTTAGGGAATCCGGGGCTATCGAGCAAGACGCTGATATCGTAATGTTCATTCATAGACCGGAGTATTACAAGATCGAGGTCAAGGACAAGAACGGTAACGTAGAACGCAATTACGGAGAGTTGATCGTGGCCAAGAATAGAGATGGGGCCACGGGATTAGTTAAATTTAAGCATAATGACGGTATGACCAAGTTCTACGATTACGGGAGTTGTGACAAGGACATGCCATTTTAAAAAACAAATCATGGAAATAATCAACAGACTGAAGAACACACCTACCGGTTTGATCGTGTTGGTAGGAGACATGAAAATTATCGTGGAAAAGTACAGGCCGTACTATAACGGCCAGAACAAGATCCCGTGCAGGGGATGCGTCTTCCGGGACGAGGGAGCGAGATTCTGCGAGTACTCATCTGCTTGCATGGCCCATCTGAGGCCGGATCACGAGTCGGTGGTATTCGCTAAAACAAATAAGGTTTAATCATTCATCATAGTTGAAAGATGCATTCATCTATGATGAGAGCAATAAAAATCAAATATTATGGCTATAAGCAATGTTTACAACGAGGATTGTATGGACTATATGAGAAACATTCCTGATAAATTCTTTGATCTAGCAATCGTTGATCCACCGTATGGTATAGGAGAGGACTGGAAGAAAAGGAATAATGGGTATAAATTCAAGGATACATCCTATAAGAATAGCCCCATCAAGGATGCGTCATACTTCGATGAGTTAAAAAGAATTAGCAAGGATCAGATCATATGGGGATATAATTATTACACCCAATATCTAGGAAATACCAACTATTTGATTGTTTGGGATAAGATGAGCAACAATAACGATGTGTTTAAATACTCGAAATGTGAGATAGCCTACGTGTCAAAAAAAATCCCATGCAATCTTGTTTCCATTCCGTGGGATGGATATAGGATGGGGCATGAGACCGGAAAGAGAAAGATACATCCACACCAAAAACCGCTCTCATTGTATTTCTGGATTTTGAAAAATTACGCCAATCCCGGTGACAAAATTTATGACTCTCATTTGGGGAGCGGAAGCAGCCGTATAGCCGCCTACAAAATGGGTTTTGATTTTTACGCAACCGAGATAGACAAGGAATATTTCAATGCCCAAGATAAAAGGTTTAAGGAAGAATGCCTAGGTGAAATCATATTACCTAGTGGTAAAAAGATAATACAGACATCAATGTTTCAATAATAAATAAAACGATCATGAAAATGGAAAAAGCAGGAGATATGGATATTCCAGAAAAAAACAAAATGGATAACATATTCACGATTTGCTATTCAAGGCAGGAAGCCAATGAGATCGGACATTTCATTATGAGCAAAGGATACGAAGGCGTTCAGAATGACAGCTATAGATATTGTGATCTAATGATTCAAGCAACGTTAAAAGAAGCCGTGAGACATCATGAGAATTGTATATATGTCGGTGTTAGCGGATGCCAAATGATTGTATCCAGAACAAAAAGAGGGCTTAGAAGAAAGGGACTCAAATATATAGAGAAGAAACGGTTGTTTTACAATTTATTAAAGAATTATAGATTAACAATTAGATCCAAATTGACATGAAAGCGAGAATAAGAAAAACAGGGGAGATCGTTGATGTTATAGCCTTCAAATCTTCCGAAGCCTGTCCTGAAAAGGATTGGGTGCGCTATGTGGATTCCGAGGGGCTTGATCTCATACAGGAACTCAACGCTCTAAAGGATCTAGAGATTATAGATAAGACGGAGGATAAAGCCGTTGATTGGGAACAACGCAGATATGAGATTGCAAAAGAAATGATGGCAGCGTTTCTTAGTAATTCAAGCAGAGAAGTCTATGAAGGCTCTTTTAAAACACAAGCAGAATATGCCGTAGCTTTTGCCGATGGACTCATAGCTAAATTGAAGGAAGGAGGTGAATCATGAGAAATAAAGAACTAATCGCTCTATTACAAGAGCAAGACCCGGAAGCGGAGGTAATGATCCGCACGTCCGATGGAGAGTATGAGTACGATCCGGTGGACGTGACGTATGACGAACAAATCGAGTGCGTAATTATTCAGGAGGGGTAGATATGAGTAGACTAAAGATACTAAAATCCTCTCTTAAAAAGAAAGAGGATAAATTAGACAAAAAGATCAACGAACACTTTGGGGATGTAGCCTCCGCTAACGGGCAACCTCTTAACGATAAGAGGAACGGCCCGGCCACTATGCGAAGATGGGACAGGCAGAACAACGCTATATCTAATCTCCAAAAGGAGATAGACAAAACCAAGTCGGCCATAGAGCGAGAGGAAGGTAAGCTCATAGGCATGGCCCGTAATAAAGAGCTAATGCCAAAGGAGATTACAGATCTTATCGATAATGGCATATTGATACAATGGGGTAAATATCCGCATATATTGTTTGTTGACGGCGTGGATAAGGCACGGATAATCTGGGATAACAAGAAAAGGGTAGTCATGCACAAGTTTGTTAACTCATTAAAAGACAAAGAGCAAAGAAAAATATTCGCCCGGGTGTATAATTCGCTTCATGAGGCGATCAACAAGAAGGAGGATAAAGCATGAAGAAATTAATAATATCTTTTTCGGGAGGTAGGACAAGCGCCTATATGACGAAAATGTTGCTGGATAATTTGGATAGAAAAGTATATGATATAGCCGTTATCTTCGCAAATACCGGCAAGGAGAGGGAGGAGACCTTGGATTTCATAAATGAGTGCGATATCCAATTCGGATTTAACACGGTATGGATAGAGGCTTTTATCGATCCCGTTCGAGGAAAAGGAACCCGGGCCAAGGTCGTGGATTACCAATCTGCGGACAGATCCGGAAAGGTTTTCGAGGATATGATAAGGAAATATGGCATTCCAAACACCTCGTTTCTCCACTGCACTAGAGAATTGAAGACAAACGCCATCACCTCTTATGTCAGGGATCAACTGGGATGGAAGGGTTACTATACGGCTATTGGTATCAGGTCCGATGAGATAGATAGGATAAATCCTAACCACAAAAAGCTAAGGTACATTTATCCGCTGATTACGATGTTCCCTTCAACGAGATACGACATCAACAAATTCTGGTCCGGGCAATCCTTCGACTTAAGGCTTAAGAGTTATGAGGGTAATTGCGATTTCTGTTACAAGAAATCCAATAGAAAGCTCTTGACTCTTTGCCGGGAGATACCGGATAGGATTGAATGGTGGAAGGACATGGAAGACAAGTATTCAGATTTCATTCCGAAAGGCCGGACATACGCCAAAACACCTGTCAGATTCTTTCGAGGGAACAGGAGCGTCATGGACTTGGTGGAGATGTCAAAAATTGATTTTGTCCTAGCTAGAGACGAGAGCAAGGACGTAAACAAGGAAATACAGATGTCGTTCATTGATGATCTGGATGTATCAAATGGATGCTCTGAGAGTTGCGAACCTTTTTAATTGTAATAATATGAATCAAATTTGCACGAATAAAGAACAATCAGCCCGGCTATTAGAGGCCGGGGTGAGGCCGGAGACGGCAGACATGTATTTGGATGAGTTTGAATTGCCGGTCGCATTTGAATATGGCAGGGTTGAAAAGCATGTGGGTCAAGATATGGCATTCCCGGCTTGGTCTCTATCCAAGCTGATAGACATGCTTCCTGCCACGATTTCACAACGCAACCGACCCGATTTAAGTCTGGAAATCACAAAAGATAGCGTGTATTGGTTCATCCAATACACAGAACTGGGATACGACTGCAAGCATGAGGTTATGAAAAAGAATGTCCTAGATGCTGTTGTGAATATGATCGAATGGCTCATCAAGGAAGGACACCTTGACAAGAAATTCCTAACAGATAAATGCGGCGATTGCCGACTTATCGAGGATGAAGACGCTAACGGGGACGCTTGGTGCGCTTTCCATCAAAAACCGGTAAGGTGCGATAGTAGAGCTTGTGAGGATATTTTAGAGAAAGGAGTACAAAATGCGTGAGATTAAATTCAGAGGAAAAAGTACGACAAGCGGGAAATGGGTACATGGTATGCTTACGACACTAAAGGATTTAGGGGCACAAATGCAAGATATGATAATCATAAAAAAGGAAGGAGTATTCAATGAAGGCTCTGCCTCTCCGTTTTTTATGGAATGGGATTACATTCATAAAGACACCGTAGGCCAGTTCACAGGCTTAAAAGACAAGAGCGGAAAGGAGATTTACGAGGGGGATTTAATAAAAGCCCCAAGCGGACGTATTTATGCCGTTATATTCTCAACATGGAAACATGAAGAGAAAAGAGAATTTTTCAAAGTAATTGACTTGTATGAACATACAGGATGGTGCATATCCCTAGATGGGGTTAATCCATGTGAACTGCTAGACTCAGAGGTGTGCCAAGGAAGTGTTATAGGCTCAGTGTATGACAATCCCGAATTGCTGAAAGGAGGATCAAATGAAGAATAAGATCGAGTGCTTGATAACCTCCATACTGATAGTTCTTTCTTTCGTGTTCATCACATGGTCCATAGGGTTTATCATCCCAAGGTACTGGGTTACGATTGCCTTTTTGGTTTACGGTATATATCTCATCTATGGTATTCTCAACCCAAAGAAAAAATACTACTTCGCTTCGTATTGGCTTCCCGGGGGAGAGAGAGGACGGATATTCATCGCATGCGATGAGTTTAAAGTCTGGGAAATGGAAGAGAGTATAGCCAAGGATAAAAGAGTGGAAAATGCGGTCATTGACTATTACAGACAGATTTCTAAGGAGGAATATAAAATTCAAAAAGATAAATAAATATGAGCAAGATTGATTTCAACGCACTCCGTGACCGTGCGTACAAATGCGCATGCGATCACGGGTTTCATAATACGGAGTTAAGCAATGGGCATCTTCTGATGCTAGTGATAACAGAGCTTTCGGAAGCCGTGGAAGCGGATAGGAAAGGGAAATATTTCAAAGGCATATCGACTTTTGAGCGTGAGTTTAACCGTTATTCCGCTTTAGTTGATGAAAACAACCGTTTTGAATGCGCATTTGAGAAATATGTCAAGGATACGGTATCTGATGAAATGGCCGATGCGGTTATCCGTTTGCTAGACCTTGCCGGATTGATAGATATTAGCCTTGATGATATCTACGATTTCATGAAAGAGCCGGAATATAAAGACTGGGATGATGCTTTAAAGGAAATGTCTTTTACTGAGAGGATGTTCTTTTTAACATCTATCCTAACCAACGATGGGGATATAGCGGAAGTAATCAAGGCTTCGATCGTAGTTATATTTCTTAACGCAGATTTACTGTATATAGATCTCCTATGGCACATCGAGCAGAAAATGAAATACAACGAATTAAGGGAGAATAAACATGGAAAGAAATATTGATATGGGACAGACAGTAGAAGAAGCAGCAAAATTATTTTCCAATAGATGTAGGATCGCTAATTGTCAATCATCATTAGACTATCCTTATGATGATATAGATATGATAAATGCTTTCAAAGCCGGTGCCGAATGGCAGGCAAAGCAATCCCCGTGGGTAAGCATTAAAGAAAGATTACCTAAAGAAAATGATATGGTTCTTTGCAGGATGGTATCAAATGGGGCAATAGTTAGTGGTTATATAGTTGTTGAAGCCGGGAAACCTCCACGTGTCGCAACATCCGGGAATTTTGAGTTTGAAGATTACGGAGATTATGAATGTGATATGTGGATGCCTATACCCGATCTTGATAAATAGTACTAACCGAGCCTACTATGAAGGCTCATAATTAAGAATGAATAAGTATGAAAACAGAAATTACAGTAGAAAAGGCTAAAAACGGCTTTATTATATCAAACGTAGCTACGGGCGTAAAGATTGTTGCCACAACAGAGAAGGAGGCATCGGACATTATTTCGGAAGATTTGTCACATGTTTTTAATGGCATGAAAGACGAAGATAAAAAACTGATTGAATTTCAAATAGCTAACAGTTAAGAATATAAAGTACGAAATGTGGTTATTGGCAAATTGCCCTATCATATGGGTCAATAAAAAAATAGCAAGGAAATACTTGTAAAATAGCATATGCGTCTAGCCTATCGTGCAAGATATCATAATAGGCACATCAAGTACCTGATCCGGGCCATCACCTCATAGAAGTTGACAGGCTCGAAATCCAAGGAATCCGTGAGACGGTCTATCTCCCGTCTTGCGGATTCCTTCTTTACATGCCATTTATTTTTAGTCTTCTTAGTCATCCATGGCGCACATATAAATCCAGACCTTGCCTTCCGGAGCGTCATCGTCCATAAAATAAAAGTTGATCGCATCATCGATGATCTTTTTCTCGGCGTCCGGGCCGAACCATTCCGTGAACTTTACTTCCTTGTCGTGCCAGTTTGCGTTAAGAGCAACGTACACGTCCCATATGTTGGTATTTCCCGGGATGCTCATACCTTTTATAGCGGTAGCCACCTGCTCCATATTCCAGTGCTCACCTTTATGTTCTCCCGCCTTGCCTTTATGACGCATTGCCGCCACGTCCATCTTGCCAAAGCACTCATTATAATGAGGCCCACAAAACACCTCATGTAAATGACGCATAGCCTCGTCATACGCTTCCGGGTCTTTCTCCCTTAACTTTTCCATAGCCTCCTCCATCACGTCTATGGAGGCCCACATCTTCTTCTCGGAGCCTAGTCCCTTGGCTTGGTACTCCCTTATCTGTTCCTTGTATCTCATATCTCATATTATTATTCGGTAAATATTGATTTCAATTCCAAAAAATCCGCTTCCGTTATACGGATAGCGTTCGTTTCGCCTAGGATAAAATTCATAAGAGCGTTATCCGGAAGTTCCACCAATATAGATCCCTCCCCTATCGTACCCTTCAAGAATCCTTGCTCAAACTTGTAAGGTTTCATGCTCTTGAATACGTTCATAGCGTCATCGAATAACTCTTCCTTATCATAATTGCCGTTCTCGTCAGCCACAAACATCATGAAACCCTCCACCTTATCGGTGATCTCCTTGTCCTTTTGCACGAGGATGTTGTGGACACCTCTTTTCAGATACTTGCCAAGGGGCTTGAAAGCCGTGTTACCGGAGACGAAAGAGTCAACCCTTTCCTCCGCCCATATCTCCACCGAGTTAATTAGCCTGCTTTTTAGCTCTAGAGCTTGTTGCTTTAGTTCCATATGACTCTTTCTTTAATTGTTCCACTTCCTCTCTCAAGGTATTGATAGCATACCCTTGTCTCTTGACCTTATCGATCAATTCGATAAGCATACCTTCCTCACGTGTCATTTTTTACCTCCTTTTCCGCTATTCTTCAATTTAAGGAAGTCGGCGTATGGCATATCGGCGTATTTGGCCGTGTACTCAGCGAACAACGCCATGTTCTTGTTAACCTCCTCTGAGGCCGATTTCTTTATCTTCTTGGCCATTCCCAACAATTCCTCCAAGGCGGCCTTGCCGTCCTTGCTCTCCTCCACCAATGGACGCATGACGCGCATGTATTCACGGTTAAGGATAGCCATTACCTTCTGGTAGGACTGTTGATACTCCGGATTGTTATTGACCATTTCAAACTCGCTATCCGACATCTCGCTAACGAGCTTATCTATCTCATCCCACACCGGATTACGGCTTTGGGCCTGTTGCGCAGAAGGGTTAAGCATACGTTGCTTCTGAATCTCCATCTGTTGCTGCGCTTGCTGGAGACGCTGAATGTTTGCTTCTATCTCGCTTATATTCGGATTATAAGGGTTGCTACCTAATACAGGGTCACTCCCCCCTAAAAAAACATTTGTCTGCATGATAATACTGTTAGTGGTTAAAAAAAGGAAAGCGGCAAGCGCCCCCTAGGGAGCACAAGCCACTAACTTTACCTTAAGCCGTAGGTGCCGGAGCGGATGCCGGGCATGAGCACGGATTGTAGCTAGGATAGCCTGTTACCGTAGGGGTATTTGGCAATACCAATTCTCCCGTGATCATACGGCTGGTTCTACGATCGGTGTAATTGACACTAGCCGTGAACGCCTTCTCGATCTCGCATTGAAGCAACTTGTCTTGGTAAGGACGAATCGCCGAACCTACAGCCACCTGACACCTCAATTCATCGATCTGAGCCTTCAAGACATCGAACTGGTCTCTTTGGTTCTTGTATAGACCAAAATCAGCGTCTACCTGTGACTTGTACAATCCGAAATCAGCGTCTACCTGTGACTTCCACAAGGCGAATTTCTCGGCGATATCCGTCTGGCGGTGATCGTAATCGGCTTGCATACCTGAGACTTTCAATCCCCACATTGCGTTTGTAAGCGATAACGCCTCCTCACAGCCCTTTTCCCAAGCCATGAACGCAGTCGGAGCGCCTACCCCGGAACCACCACCGCCTCCTGTGGTCGTGTTGATGTTAACGTTCTCCGGCATACCGGCTCCCCAGCCACCGCCGAACAAGCCGCCACGGTTACGTGACACCGCCCAAGCTCCAAGAGCCGTACCAATGATACCCAATGTCAAGCCGGCGTTACCCACGCCCTTGCTTGCGTAATCCTTGTGCTCATCCTCATGGACGATCTCTTTCTCTTTAATGATTTTCTCTGCTTCCATATGTGAAGTTTTTTATGGTCATATCCGGGTTATCCCGGACACCACAAAAATCCAGATAAGTCCATTGTATATTAAATATCTTGTTGTTAGATCATTGTGAGTTTGCTGTAAAAATTTAAGCGCCCGCATAATATCTTATACGGACGCTTGAGCTTTAGTAATATGGTATTATTTATTAAACCGAAATCCAAAATCTATTTTTTCTTTTTGGCAGGAATATGCTGGAAGTGACATCAGAGGGGATATTCATCGCATCCGACAAGGTTTTCATATCATATCCCAAACCATCACACATAGCCGTATACATCTTGCTTACTACCACAGACTCGTCAAGACGCACGTCATATGGCTCTTTGAGCCTCCATCCACGTCTACTTATCTCCGTCGCAAAATATTTATACCTAGAGTCATCTATACAATTCAATCTTCTGGCCCTTACGACAATAGACATCATGGAGACTTTCCAGTATGATTTAAGGACGGGTAAATCCGAGAACTTGATACCACGCAAAGAGGACTCTATGCCACGCCTAGGCATTAAAAATTCCGAGGCGAAACGATCAGCCTCCTCCTCCTTGTCCCTTGATGATACAATAAACATATCTGGATCATTGTGCATTATCGTATGCCCCAGCTCATGAGCAATCGATCTTCTCTTACGGTCATTACTCATGTTCTTGTTGAGAACAATCAAATGATTGCCTCCTCTGGTTATCAAAGAAACCCCATCGAAATCATCATATTCACAATCCCACTCATAAACTATGACACCGTTTCTCTCCAATAAATTTATGATGTTATTAATTGGTTCTATTCCTAACCTGAATTTATTCCTTAGATGCATGGCTATCTCCTCCGGAGTTACCCCACTCTCTATGTCTATGTTCGGGAAATTATAGTCCGGAATCTCCAAATCAGAGGTCATATAATCAACGCTGTAAGATAAAAGATCCACAAATCTCTCGATATGGCATTTATCCATGGCTTTAAGCCTCGCTTTTTTTCTAAAGCTCTTCTCGTAATCATTACCTACGGATATATCCATAAATCCTATAGGGAAATCCAATACCTCCATTATCTTACGGACAAGATCATCTGATAATGTACCTAGACCCTTCTCGTATTTAGAAAGATTTGATTGAGACAATCCCTCTATCATACCGGAGAGCTTGGATTGAGTAAATCCCCTATATTCCCTCGCTATAGTTAATTGTCTATAATCCATAATATTGATATATTTTAATAGCCAACGATATACAATTTATTATTATTCAGATTTACTTTCTCCTCTCTTCTTGATAATAACCTCTATATCCTCAACGATATCATGAGTTACAGGCTTCATCAATACATCATCCTTTGTCAGTTCCCATTTAACATCATTGTCGAAATATACGATTCTAGGATCGACGAGTTGTCCCATTTTGTCCTTGGTGTATCCAAAAATAAGAACAGGTTCGGCCTTGGCGGAATCATCACCTTCAAACAAATCCGATTGGTATTGACTTAATATCTTATCTGACAGCAACGTTGGTATATAAGACGGCTTTCCTTTGGCGTTAAGTTTCTTTATTATGATCTGAACATCATCCCATCGGAATATCACACGCCCATACTTGCCATTAGTCCAATTATCAGGGAATGTCAATATAAAACTCTCTACTAATTTAGCATTAAGCAATGTAGAGTAAAGCCTTACACGAGCTTCCGGTATTGTCTGGTCTATCTCTACATTAAATTTATCTATTGCCTTGAAATATGCGGTAAACATACCTCCAATGCAATCTTTTAACACGCCATAAGCAAATTCTTTCGTTATAGATCTTCGCTTGTCGTCCTTTTCTACTATATTTGCACTCATAATTTAAAATTTATTTAAACGTATATCGTTGGCAAACAGTCACTGCGGCAACAGTGACTTTTGTTTGACGCAAAGATATATAATTTCAAAGAAATATTGTATATAATTTGGCTGTTTTTTTGTAGATATTATAACGAACCAGCTAATTCTTCCTTTACGTAACCTAGAACCCTACGTAAGAAGTAGTTCCTATTGATACGATCTGGATAGATATTCTTCAACCTGTTGACAGCCTGTTGTGTCAATCCTGTAAGATCCGATATCAGACTTTCACTGAATTTTCTCTCTGTCAATATGACGATAAGTAATCCCCGAGCGTCAACGTTCCTCTCCTTGTTGTTGCTAAACATCATTACCGGATCGGTCCCGCACTCCTTGCAGACTGCCTCTATCACTTTTTTGTAAAAAATTTCCACCTTATTCATAAACTTTTTATTTCGTGGTTTGTTTTACTATCAAAGCCGGGCACAAAAAATGCACGGCAGAAAGACATATAAGAATCTTCCCGTCGTGCGTGGCATGAAAAAATAATCAAACTTCTGATCCGATTATTTAGGGAAGATTCTTTTTCTTTATCCTCCCTTTCCGGTTCGTTCTCACGAAGTCACCATCAAACTAATATTAAATTAACCATGAACAAAAAAACGTCAACCCTTGTTATTCATATGACGAATTATTATTACTAGTTAATAGGGGCTTCCCGGACGTGAGTCATGGAGGCCTCACCAAATCCTGCAGAATCCACCCAATCCAACGTAAGGTGATAGTCCATGTTTCCCGATCCCATAACCGGCAATAACACCTATTCCCCATCTACGGGGGGTGATCGTCTTGGTTATATACTCAGTCCTTCTATAAACCTCGATGTAATCAAGATTAGGCTTATAGCCGGATATTGACAGCCGGTAATCATCCGTCTTGTACTCCTTTTGAGTTATCGGCACCGGGACATATATAGGTTCCTTAATCGTGTCACCGTCTAATGTAATGTAGACAGGAAAAGGCTCTGGTATCGTCCGCACCAATGTCTCGTAAACAGGATACGGGATACTGTCATGGATCGTGTCGGTTATTAATACGGTATCAGATTTAGACACGACTTTATCAGTCACATCCCCCCTGATATGGTAGCCAGCCGTGAAACTGGCTACCAAGCACACTAGTATTAATATAACCTGCCATGCTCTCATAACAGATTCCACCCGGCTATCACGTCCGACATATCAGCCTCCCTACCGTTCTCGATCCGACTCATACCAGCGACAATACGGATCATCTGCTCACGATCGTTGATGTTGATAGGATCATCAGCCGGGATACCGGCGTAATCGGACACGGCCTTAATGTAAGCGTCCGTATTGTTCTCGTTTTCCGGTGCCCAGCGACCTATCATCTTGCGGATCGTGTCCAACTTATAGTTGTTATAATAGTTACGCAAGATCCGGAATATGGCACGGTAGCCATACGCCATAGTCTCAAACTGTTTGAACGACTTGTCCTTGCTCGGACGTATCTCACCTTGGAACAAGTCTCCGTTGATTCTAATGTTTCCGGGGTTTGCGTTTCTATACCCACGAGGCAAATTGTCTTTCCCCATATTTTACTCTCCTTTCTTATTTTTATTCATGGCATTGGATAATGCGTTTGTCAAAGCGTCCTCCAAAACCTTTTGCGTTACAACCTTACCGATCATGTCGGCTGTCTTAATCGCCTGCCTCCTTTGTTTAGCGTCTGCCTTCTCCCAGATAGACCTAACCTCCGTTATCAAGATAAATACGGTCACTATCGAGGATACGACCGGGACATTGGTCAAGAAAGGCAGATGGATAAATTCCCAGAACCGACACACGTAGCAAACCGAGTCTATCCCGCACGCTATACATACGCTACCAGCGTAAAGTATGAACTTACTGACCGTCCTACGCATGCCGTATGAATTACGCTCCTCGCCCCTCAATTTAGCCTTGTAATAACCCGAGGCGAAATCCCACCCCATCGCCACCATAACGATGAACATCTCAAACACGACTACAGTCAGTAGCTCCCTCATACTGCAAATCATTTTAAAAAACTCCATTCTTCCGATCCTTTTTTTTATTTAGTTATAAAACCACTACGCTCTCATCCTCTCTCGCCGCCTCCCACTCGGCGAAATCGCTATCCACACAGTCTTTCAACGCCTTCCTCTCGTTAAGGAACGTCTTATAAGACTCCACGTATGACAAGTCCAGTATGCCTAGCTGGGCGGCGTTGTAGTCGTTCAGCTTCTTTTGCTCCACGTCCTTGTCCCATAGGGCGTTGATACAGGCCTCCAATATCTTGTTGGCCGTCAACGTGGGCCATACCCTGACCTCGTTGTAACTATAGGAGATCATGGGGGCCATATCGTCACCCATCTCCCTTGTCTCCTCTCTAACATCCCACCGGTAAAGGTAGGAACCGTCACCGTCCCGCTCTATTTTAGGCGGCATTGTGTCGCTCCATGATCGCTTCATAAAACTCTGGTTTTAAAATTTTCTTAGCTAAATGCTTGCTATCGCTATCATATATCCAGCCCAGCCAACCGGCTAGACCGGCCTTGTATTCCGTTAAGGATATATTCGGGACTTTATTCAATCTAGCCGCCGCACGACATAGATTTTGCTTAGTCCTCTTCCTTATCCGTATATGCTCCTTGTAAAATACGAAACCCACGAAATCTACACCACGGCCGCTTTTATCCGATCTTCTCTCAGCGATCTTAAATATCTGGTAATTCCCTTTCAGCTCCAACTTCAACACGGCCAATCTATCGATAAGCCACGGAAGTAATACGTTTCTCAAGAAACACTTATCATGATGGAAAAAAATCATGTCATCCGCATATCTGATATAATGCCTTATATCTATAATCTCCTTTATCTCGTGATCCAGATAGGCGAGATAAAGATTCGCAAGATATTGGCTAAGATAGTTCCCGATCGGAACGCCGGGAGCGGAATCGATGATCTCATCCAACAACATAAGCAAGCGATCGTCCTTGATCTTCTTCCGAGCGATGCCTTTCAACACCTCATGGTCTATTGACGGATAGAATTTGCGGATATCAACCTTGAGGCAATAGACGGATTCACGATCGGACAAAGCCCGTCTTGTCCTCTTATACGCCTCCGTTATTCCTCTTCCCTTGATACATGATGTCGTATCAGCCGTGAACACGGAAACCCATATAGGTTCCATGACGTTCATTATGGCATGATGCAATATCCTGTCCGGATAATAAGGGAGCTTGAAGATGATCCTTTCTTTTGGCTCATAGATGGTATCAGTCCGGTACTTGGAAGTCTTGAATGTGCCATCCAGCAGAGACTTTAGCAAACGGCTTAGATTACCCTCTTTGTCCTTGTCAAACAACCTTATGCCGTATGAATCCTTCTTTCCCCTTCGGGCTTTCATGTCCGCAAGTATCAAGTTGTCCATATTCGCTATCTTATCAAATAAATTCCCTATTCTCTTCATTTTATTGTCATTAATTTGCTTTTTATCATAGGGAGTCTTCGGTTTCCCTACCAACACCCTTTATATGGGGAGACTTTTTTCGCCAAGAGGCGAGGCCACCATCCCTGTTTGTTATCTAAATATCTTTTCCCCTCTCTAAAAGTATAGGCGTGAACCGATGTTACGATTCGCATCGGAAGGCGCATTATTCGTATTCACGTTAGCGAGGCCTGCATTCGACCTGTTGTCCGCATTACCGCCAACCAGCACCACCTAGGGATGATCGACCCTCATTCCGTCATTCGAGATAATACCTGTTCCCGGAGGCTCGCATCGTCACTTTCCTCGGGAACTTGTCCATCTCCTTTATCTTACCAAGAACGTACTTGATCTCTTGGGAGTTCGTAAAGAATTTCTTGGCATCACTATCCTTATCCTCTAGATTCTCCTTGATCATGACAAGCGCCCTATCTTTCCCGAACTTGGTGGACACGCCATCCATGTAATCGATTACCCAAAACGTGAGATTCGTCAACTTCTGTTGGGTGATCTCCGGACAATTAAAATGCCTTGAGTTCTTATCCCTTGGGATATTCAAGAACGACAAGCTGCCGTCATCTTTATTCTTTTCTTCTTCCATTTTTATCTTCATTAAACGTTATACAAAAAATTCCCGACGTGAGACGTGCGGCTACGCCGACGTTTTACGAAATTCGGGGAAAAAGCAAAGGCGCGAACCGATGTTACGATACGCACCGGAAGGCGCATAAGCCGCATCCACGCTAGCGAGGCCCGCCCTCGACCCGTCGTCCGCATTACCGCCAACCAGCACCACCTGCATGCGGTTAGCCGATGTGTAGGTGTAGTAGTAGTCGCACCAGTAGGTAGAGGAGCTACCGCCGACCTCCGTGGGCACTATATCGCCATCTTCCCCAAGCAACATCTTCTTAGCATAACCGTTTGTACGGCAGATATTGCCCTTCTTGTCATAGCCGGTGTAAGAGGTATCGCCGAAATTCGACGGGTCATCGGTAGTCCATAATATGGATAATCCGGCATCGCCCGTGGTGACCTGTATATTGGCCCCGTCTGTGTATTTCCATATATGGCCGAACGGATTCTCTATACCACGATACCTGTTAGCCATCAACGTGGCGTGAGTACCGCCGGAAGCGTTCTTCACGACATACGCCTTCTCTCCCGAGCCGTTCCCGAACTCGTTGGTATAGCCGCATGGGATAAGTGGATTGGCGTTGTTGAAATTAGTCCAATCCGTCATTTGAGTAGGTCCCGGACCTAAGCCACCTTGTGCGAAACCGTTAGCGTCCTTCTGGGCGTTGAAAGGTTTCTGGCTGTCCAGCGTGGCGTACTCGACGGCGAATAGCCAGAACAGGGTCTTGTGGGCGTTGTAGGTATACATTTCCCAGCCGCTGCCACGTTTCCTCGCGGCTTGTCGGAATTGGTCTCGGGTGAGGTTGGTGACGGGACAACCCAATAAGGAACGGTAGGTGTTGTCCCATTCGGAGGTGTTGTCGCCGCCTCTTCTATTTACGTTTGTGCTACCTACTCCATAGGCAGACAATAAAGTCATCGACGGCCTATCTATTCCTCCCTCGAAAGCACTCATATAACGTTTATTAATATAGGTATATCCGGGCATAGGAGTATCAGACATCATACATCCAAACTTAAGGCCTTTTATGTAGAAACGAATCCAAAACCTATCCATTTCTGCCATTATAGCCTCTAAAAGATAATCTATAGACATATCCTCTTGTGACCAAGAAGATGCTCCTAAATATTTTTTCACTCCCCCGCTATTATCTAACACACACCCTCTTATCTTACTCTGCACCGGCAACTCCCTATGCAGTTGCATATTCCCCACACGCTTCCCGTCCGGGCTTGACGATGCCATGTCCCACTCTACACCGTAGGCGTACCGTTCCTCGATGTCGGGGATGTCCTCCCAAGCGGGGGTCCACTCGGTGGCGATGTCGCCGTACTCGAGCTTGATCTTGTGGATGGTGGAGGTAGCAGAAGAACCGCCAGGAGCCGCATATATTCTTATCATCGTATTATCCGAACTACCGACTTTCCAATTCCAAGTTACACTATTTCTACCATTAACAAATTCTGTCTTTTTTAAATCTGCATCTTGGTCGGTTATGCCATCCGACGCAAATACCTCAAAATAATTTTTATTTTCCCCTAACTCCCCCCAAACAGTCAATGTAACTTGTGTGCCATTCGGGATCTGCTCTGCCAACCAATAATTAGCGATATTGTAATTCGAGTTACTCACCTCCTTCCCCGATCCCAGCAACAGGTTCCTCCCGTACACGGGCAGCTTACGATACTTACCATCATCCATTAAAGATTTAGTTCCATCACCTGTAGTGTGCAAGGAAATGGTTTTATTTTTCATATCTTCAACACCTCCTTGATTAACAGAGATATCAATACCTGTATTGTTTGTAGAGTCAAAGGCTACTGCACTACTAAGTGGACTAAGTGTCAAGTCTGATTTTATACCTACTTGCAAACTAGTAATCGAACCTATTCCTGTTTCTTGTTGCATGATTAAGGTTATAGTTCCATCTGAATCTGCCAAACCAGCCAAAGATACAACACTAAGGCCATTATCCCTTATAGGGAAGGTATACATGTATTGATTTTCTATAAACTTGCTTAGTAAAATGTTATAATCATCTTGAGATATACTAAGGCTATCCGAATTAATAGTATCTACCAAAATATCAAACACAGTATAATCTGGTAAATCAGATTTAGTAGCTAATTGAGTGTCTACATATTCCTTACTAACATCCACAGTAGGTATAGTAGGTTTATTCAATATAAATGCGTCTCCATCAACAGCGTTCCAATCCGAATTGACATTGACTCTCGCACCTTCCTCTATCCCTGACAACTTGGTTTTATCCCTATTGGAAAAGTTATTATCCGTGTGTATATAACTTGCGTCCTTGACCGTATTGTCATCATTCTGCAATTGGCTTGTCTTGGTCGGGATGATCGCCGTCACCTCCTTCTTAAGATCATCGAGTAGGCCCGTTAGCGTTTGCTTATCGGTTATTCCACGTAGGAAATCCTCTATCTCATGAAACGTGTCTATAGCATCGCTGCCCCCTTCCCCTAGCAAGGTATCGATATCCGATTTTATGGACGTGATCTCACTTTTTATGGCGGAGTCATCATAATTGGACAACCCTTTGATCTTTTCGAGCAATTCATTCGTAAGATCGTTAGAGCTAAGACCCTTCCCTTCGACCTTGTCAACCTTTCTCTCCAAAGCCGCGTCCAATCCTGCGATCTTTCGCCCCTCATCCTCGGTCATAAGACGGCTTCCAATAACCCTCGCCACGAACTTATCATCAACTTGACCGGAGGTATAGTAACCAGATAACTTAGTGGCGACATCCTCGGTCATTTGCGTCCTCAAATCCATTAGCAATCCGGAAAGATCTTTTTCCTCGGTTATACCGGACAAGAAAGCCACAACCTCCTGCCATCGATTGATGATATTGTCTGCATCCGGATCTCCCGTTATGAACGTGGACAGATCGGAAGCCACTTTCTTTATGGCCTTGTCAAGATTACCCTCGACCTCCTTCGCCCTGCTGACCTCGGAGGTTAAAGCCTCTCTTAACGTACTGTCATCGTAATTACCCAATCCGTTGAGCTTTTCCAACAAGATATCGGTTAGGTTGTTATCCGTATGCGTGTAATTGGGATCGATCACAATGTTGTCTGGCAATACCGGTATCTCGTCCCTAGTGGCGTAATCCCCCGTGGGCTGTATCCCTAATTTCTCCAAGCTCATGTTTCCTTTAAGGGTTGTACCATTGATGGAAGGCTTGTTGGATAGCTCGTTGTAATCGGACGTACCGCTTACCGATCCAGCCACGGGCACCTTGATATCACCCGTTAATCGTACCGTATCTACCTTTATGTTGCCGCATCCCGCACCTCCATCGACAACGCACGATCTCGGGACGATACGAAAGGCATCGCAAGCGTCCACGGTATACATACCTTCCTGTCCCTTGTTCTCTATCAAGGTTAGCGTATAAACGCCGTTATGCTCTTGGTCTTTGCCTAGATAAGTGAATTGTATCACGTTATCCCGGATGTGGAGGTCTTTTACCACCATCTTCCTATAGCCATTGGTCATGAAGACGCTAATGTCCTTGCCGTCCAAAGACTCGGGGTTACCGTCCCGTAAGATGGTCCATTCTATATTGATGTCGTTTCCAATTCTTATACTTTCCATGTCTTATTATTATTTTTTTACGTTGTAGATATAGGAACCACGGTGATAGAAAACGGGTTTATGTCGGCGCTGGCGGTGTAATCTATATATACAAAATGCCCCCCTATAAAGCCATTTATACCCAATCCTGAGATAAAATAGGCGAGATTCATATCTCCATTATCCGCTATTTTAGCGGAGAACACATTGAGGTAAACCGGATTGGTATATCCTAATCCTAGACTATCTGGTATACTGGTTCTTATCATGGCCCCTTCTAACGCCGCGTTAATGGCGGACTTAAAACCATTAATAGACGAAAAAGCGCTCTGGATATCATCGGAGGTGGAATCAGAGGACAATGAGTAAACACCAGGCCCGACAGTATAAAATTGCATTACATTGCCCATGTTTATCGTGCTTGTCGAAGCAACTATAAATCCTTGGCTCAAGATTTGAGTTAATGATATCCCTTTAAAGGTTTCACTGGAGGCGTCTAAATAGTAAAAGTCTAACTTATGGCTAATATTAGAAGAATTAAAGATAGAGACACTTACAGGCGCAAATTTTTTACTCGTGGAACTTGTCGTGAATAAAAAGAACTTTTTCCCTTCCCCCCATGAGAAGATTGTATCCGCCCCTCCCATCTCGCTTATAACCCCGGCGACATCCGCTTTCGTGGAGTCTCTTGTCAATGAGAACAAGCTAACAGGGAGATAGATATCGTCATCGCCACTTTCCGATAAAGCTATAGAATAAGCCATTGTACCATTTGATCCTGCCTCTCCCGTAACCTTGACGGTCTTTAGCCTCCCTCCTTGGATCATGTAGGATAATTCTAGATTATAGACCGTAGACTCATGGCTGGCGTATACGCCGCATTTGTGATTTCCGATGAATATATTAGGCATATCCGTGTTGTAATCAAGGGACATGGCTTTGGCCAATAAGCCTATGATACTCGCCAGATCCTCTTTGCCGGTGACCGGATCGAATCCGAAAGCGGTCAAGATATCGTCGCTGGATGATGTCGATGTCAAGCTCAATACGGACGCCGGGAAAAAATAGGTTTCCTTAAGTTTTCCCAGCTTATCGAATTGATCGCTACCCATCAATCCAGCCTCGCTGGAGCTGGCCTCGGGTATGGTGGAGAACACGCCCTCCGCGCTACCGTTCACCGAGGGGTTGAAAGCGTACAATCGTCCCTTTACTAGGGAAGCGGCGTTCGTGACGCTCACGTTACCGCTACCCCCTCCTGAGCCTCCGGATATGGTTATGTTGCCGCTACCGACTAGGGATTGCCCGTTGATGGTCTTCAGCCCGGTCCTCGATACGAACTCGCTGTCATTGGTCAGCTGGCTCGTCTTGGACGGGATTAGCGTGTCGGATGGGAGAGCCCCTACATCGGACGCCGTATAGGTAGGCTTCGTCGTGGAATTGACCCAGCTTGGCTTATTGAGCACGTTACTCCAGTCTACAGAATCGGCCACGCCGCCTCCCGATCCCCCGGACCCGTCCCTGCCTTTGGGGATGCCTAGGTTTATCTTGTACCTAGGATTCCCGCTTGAGTCCTCGCCGTTCCGTACGACCTCGGACGTGGCGGACTCAGCGGGTGACAAGGTCGTTGTAGTGCCGGTCTCCAATACGGGAGTCTTTCCGTCCCTCACTGTCTCCGGCATCTTGTCCACCTTGCCAAGCAGCTCGTTTATTTTCGCTATGGTATAATTTAACAGTCCCATGATCCTTATATTTTAATGTTATACTTCTTTTAATGATATCCCGGTGATCGTTATTGTCACGTTTCCGTCAGGGATGAAGGCCATGCACACGGAGTCGGCCATGGAGCTATTCCTGTTGAACGCCGTTATGTCCACCGTAAACGTCTTGGACGTGGTCGTTATTTGCTCGCCATATATCATATCCCCGGATGACAGGTCGTTGAAATCACCCTCCGAGCTCAAGTAGCCGATTCCCGCTATGAACGTTGTCGTACCCGAGGATACCTTGGCAGTTATGGATAAGCGGTACTTGTGACCTTGAAGGAGCTTGCTTCCCAGATACATCTTGTCAAATAATACCCATCCTTGCATATCGGCCGAGGATACAACCGTGATTTTGCCTCCGGAAGCGTTGGCGGTCAGCGTACCGCTTCCGGTCTTGATCATATTAACGTAAAGGTTCGAGGTGAAATCCGTACCTACAAGTATCTCGTCACCCGTAATGATGGCCTTCTCGAAGTACGCCGTCAATGTCTTGTTTCCATCCATCGTAACCGTATGGGATTGGTTACCTCCGTCACTCCACCTAATGAAACGATATCCATTGTTAGGCGTAGCAGATACGGTTTGCTTGGAGTCCTTCTCGAATGATCCCCCGCCAGACACCTTACCACCTTTCGACGGGTCAGCCATCAAGGTTAAGGTATAATATGTCACTTGTATTTTTGAGAAGTGAGCGGTAATACCCTTACCGGATTGATCCCACGTCACTAGGTGACGCTTCGCCCCTCCGTCGCTCCATCTGACAAATTCATAACCCGGATTGGGGAACGCCTCCACGTATTCGGTCTGACCCAATCTGCGTGGAATAAGTGCCCCGGGGGTAGGAGAGGTTGTTCCTCCTTCCGACGGGGATACATAAATCCCAACAGTTATTATATTCGTAGTGCTATTAGACAAGAATAACGTTCCATCATCCTTTATAGCTATATCACCCGTCCCTATATTCTCTGGATTCAAAGACAGGAAGCTATTCCCGTTGTTGAAACCAAACACCATTCTTTCCGGCGATATGAACACGCTTCTGTTATTCTTATGCATGTTCAACTCTGGCATGCCCGTATTCTGGTTCACGGCGAAACGCATGATCTCTTCACCATCGTACGATATTCTTAAGTATCCGTTTGATATAACAAGCTCTGTTTTCGGACCCAAGGAATGAAGAACGCCACTCATATCAACATTACCATCCGTATATATCTTGAACTTGTCATTAATGTTAAGCTCGCTGGCCATGATAGTATCCGCCAGAAGCTTAGAAGTGATAACGACACCTGCCTCTATCAAACGAGTGTTTAAAACTCCTGTGTTAGGATCTATGATGGTATATCCTGAATACGACTCATTTACTAGGCTCTCATAATCCTTATATCCTAACTTTTTAGCAAACTCATCCTTTACCTCTTGACTCATGTCTTGTATCTTCGAGCTGGTATCGGATTTCGACTCATTCACCGCCTCCTCCTTGATCTTTTGCTGGATCGACTTGTTGGCATTTTCTATCGCTGTCGCCAAAGAGGCATAGGCGTTGTTGAATGCCGTAAACTTACTGTCGACGTTTCTCTTCTCCGTCGTGGTCGTCTTGCCGTCGGCGATAGCGGCGTTGATGGCCGCTATCAAGTTGGACGTCGCCGTATCGAAGCTATTCTTGGACGAGTACAGGTTGGTCTTGGCGGTTCCTAAAAGGAAGGGATTGATGTACAACGCCGTATACGTGGCATCCATCTCCTTCTTGGATTGGTTGACCGTATTGATATACCTGCCTATGGTAGCGGCCTCTATCTCCGTGATGATACCGTCCTCGTTAGCCATGTCAAGGTAATTGTCGAGATCGCTCACGGCCCCCTTGGTATCGTTTAGGTCGCCAGCCAATGCGGATACGGCCTTGTTAGCTTTGTCTGCCTCTTCCTCCGCTTTGGTAGAGAAAGATTTCAATTTATCCTGTATGCTCTTGTTCGCAGCCTCCACGGATGTATAAAAAGCGGCGCACGCGGTGTTGAACGCCGAGTACTTGTTGTTGATGTCGGCGATCTCCTCCTTGGAGGCGATCTTGTCCTCGATCGCGGCGTTGACGGCGTTGATCAAGCTGTCTATCGAGGAGAATAGGTTGGTCTTGGCGTTTTGCAAGGATACAAGTCCAGATCCTTCAAGATAAGGATTGTTTACCAACTCATTATAGGTGGCCAAGGCTGACTCCTTCTCGTTGTTGACGATATTGATGTATTGCCTTATGCTTTTAGTCTCCGCCTCAGATACTATACCGTCAGCGAAAGCGTCCCCTAGAACGTATTCCTTGAAATTATCCACCGATCCTTGTACCCCCTCGATAGCTTCTTGGGCGGCGGATGCGGCGTCTTGGGCGTCCTTGATAGCCTCGTTGATCTCATCCACCTTCGGGGCGTCCGTCAAGTTCTCGAAACCGGTGGAACCCGGCTTGATCACCATCTTGCCGGTAAACACGTTCTTGTCGGCGTTCGGTGAGATCACCGTCACCTCCTTGTTCAGCATGGAGTAATCGTTAATGCCAGAGTAGAGCTTGAAACAAGGGGCGTCCTCGTCATAGGAGGACAGGTAAACGACATTCTGCCTGTTCTTGTCCGTCTTGTTTCCTATCGTGACGATGGTATCACCCACCCGTGGGACCATGCTTCCCGTATCGCAATCCGTCATGGACAGGTCGATGTAATCGTCCCCCACGTGGATCACCCTCCTCCAATAATACTGGTTGCTAACGTCGTGGGAAACGCCCGTCTTAACGTTGAACTCCCGGCATTGAGCCAAGTCGTCAACGGCGAACTCGTTAACGATCTCCTTGTCCCCGTCTGACTGCCTGAAGTAGCATCGGTAAGCTTTCTCGCCACCGGCCACGGGAGCCAGCACCTCGTCCCCCGTAGAATCCATAACCTCCTCTCCGGCGCTATCATATACCTTCTCGTACTCCGCCGCCACCTCCTCGACCCGGATACAATCCATACCGGCGGGAGACAGGACGATGCGACCTCCCACTTGGGTAAGATGCTTGATCTCCAAGGTATCGAAATACGCTTTAAGGCGGATGTAGATCTCGTCCGCCTCTATATATGATTTACCGGTCTTTGGGTCCCTTTTCACGAGGAACCCCGTGCCGAAAGGACCGGCGGCAAAATCCTGAGACTCGATATTATCGGATATCAATCCTCCGAGGAGCTTGATTAGATATTTGGTCTGGTCCGGCTTATCCTTGCGTAAAAAGGTAGCCAACGAGCGAAGGGCGGAGAATACGTTACTGTCGCTTGCCGGGGTGGAGTCATTGGTACGGATAACGTATACGCCGCTTCCCCCGGAACCGGTATATGTCTGTCCTTTATAAGTCAAGGAATCAACCTTGTCCTCCAATTCACCAAGCCGGCTGTATTGAGTGCTCTCGCCTATAGTATAAACAGGAGAATCATAAGGGATATCAAGGCTCATCTCCCAGCCTATAACACGACTGATACGTCCTTCCGACGAGAAGAAAGCGGGATTGACCATCCGCATCCTCTGCCCCACGTCGTAAGTCCGGTTGATCTGGTCTTGATAGACCCATTCCGAGTCCAACGTAGTCGGGTACGTGCCATCGTCAATACTGGTTCTCTTTATATATTCTTTACCCTTGGCCAGAAGCTCCGCCTCCGCCTCCGGTATATATTGGTCGGACACTAATTGTATATTGAATCCGGAAAGTATATATTTATCACCATTCTCTGGACGGATCACATCGTCTGGTAACAAGCGGCCATAATCCTCGTTAGCTACGATCTCCCATAATTGCTCGACGGGTTCCGCTCCCTCGGGGTTAAAAGTGACTCCGAAAGTCATGCCATTAAGTCTCCCGGATTGGAACGTGACCTTCAATTCCTCACCCTCTATGATATATTCCTCCTTGAACACCAACCCGGTATCCTTGTATTGATAAGCCTTGAAAGTCCCCGTCACCTCGCCGTCCGCCTCTATGTCCCTGTCCACGGTCTTAACATCCGACAACGTACCTATCCGTCTGGGATAGATATCGTCAAATACCACCACGTCCTCCACGGCCTCGGCGTTGATCATGCCGGGATAGGCATCGATATACGGTATCCCAGATGGGAGCATGAGCCGCTTTTGCACGACACCGTTGACTACGGTCTGCTCATCTACCGGACGATAGTTGGCAGGGATGTTTCTGGTACCTCCGAACACGTATATGCGTGTTGCGTAAGTACCCTTGCTATCGTTACGGGTCATAGAGGAAGCCTCTACGCCCAACTCTATCTTGACGGCGTCACCGAACTCGCATCGTCCGAAATGGATAATATTCTCGGTTATCCAGCAGTCGCAATTCCACTTGTCCTCGGCGGCCATCGAGAAAAGAGCGTCCAAAAGGTGGATATTATCATAAGACATCAACACGGCCTTGTTCTCGACCGTGTTGTCTATATCAAAGTCATAATCGATGCCGTTATACGTGTATCCATTAGCTTTCAGGTTACGCAGGAACACGCCCAGTTGCGTGTCAAGAGTGGCGGTAAGGTTCCATCCTGCCTCCTGTCCATGATTTTCCGGGGTATACTTGAATATCTTCGTGTTCCACTCATAATAATAAGCGTCCAACCTTAACTCATAATCATATTTTCCCGGCGCCACATTGGGCTTCTGCAAGGATAGGTATTTATATACCTTGGACAACTTACCTCCTAAAGCGTCATCGAGTACCCCTCTCATGTCCACATAGTCACCCGGCTTGAAATCAATAGGCGTTTCAACGCTAAAAGGAAGGGTTATATAGTCCTCCTTCATCAAGGTGAATCTCCCCTTTGCGCCCCGGTTTATAGGGGTCGAGAAACGAGTATTGCCAGATATGTCCTTTATCTCGATCATGAACTCAAAGTTCACGCATATGAGGGGGATGGCAAAAAATCAAGCGGACCTAAAAAAAACAATGACGGGATTGTTGTAATTTTTAGGCTACGTCCTGTCTTGTGGGTTAGGCTCGACAAATTTGCAAGCCAGTTTGGAGACGGTACGAGATCCATCCAAGGCATATGACGCTGAGTTTAGGTATACCAACTTATAGGTCTCCCCTAATGCAGGCACACGTAGAGCAACGTTACCCTTATGCAGTTCCGCTACGAAAGCCCTATAATGATCTAGGTATTCCTCTGGTGTCTTCCCGTTTATCGTAAAAGTAAGGGTCACGTTGCGGCTAGCTAACTTAGGATCGGATATTATCATTCTCTTGCCATGCTCAAGACGGCTGTCGTTCTCAATAAAATCCTTTAATGGAGCCGCTATTGATATGTTCTCTAGGAAATTATCGCTCATAACGACACCATATACTACATAAGCATCTCTATTATTTATATATAATTGCCCAGTCATTATATTCCTCCCGTATTTCTTTTTACTTGTTCTATGTTTTGTGACATCGCCTTCAGCGTCTTATCTATGCTTTTAGTCGTGTCATTTATCTCTTGTATCTCCAAGAACGATTGCACTTGGAAATCCCTAATCTCTCCCGCTATATCCCTTACGGAATCATTGGCGGACAAAACACCTCCAATAGAGGTAACAATACTTGACAACAAGGATGTCTGTGTCAAATTTTGCTCCGAGATTACATTTCCACTTTCCTGTAACGCCGTGAAACGCCCATTCAACTCCGCCGCCTGATCCTGTGTCATGGTCTCGAAACCTCTAGCGGTGGCCTTTTGATCCTCTGCCTTTGTCTCCTTCTCAAGCCCTGCGGCCTCAAATGCAGCATCCCTCTCTTTGGCGGCATCCTCGTATATCTTTTTATAGGTTTCCTGTAAATTCCTTTTTTCTAAATCACTTAACTCTCCATCAGCCATAGCTTCAGAGAATTTTTCATACCATTTTTTGATTCTTTCGCTTAATGTCTTGTCAATTATAGTATTGACAATGGCTTGTCTCATATAGTCCTCAAAATGCTCCGATACTTCTTTCATCGTGGTGTCTGTATCCAACAAGAGATTTCTAAGCTCTGATCTTGCGGAATCGAAAGATATGCCAGTAAAAGCTTCCTTACTGTCCTCTTCCAACTCCTTCATCTTGTCATCCAGTTCCAACAAAGTCTCAAGATATCCTCTAGCATCATCATCAATTTTTAGCCATGCTTCCGGAACATCATCCCTAAGTTGCCTTATCACTTCTGGATCAAGCTCGAATAATCCCTCCGCACGACCTCCCAATGAGTCCAGATTGATACCGATAGCCCTCAGCTCCTTGTCATAAGCCCTCAAATCCCTGACAGCCCTATATCCGTAAGAGTGAGACCCCGCACTTGATCCCGCATTGAGTTGAGCCAATCCTAATTTTTTTGTCATGTCAATCTGCTTCTCAATAAGCGTCACAGCCTTATTGTAAGCTTCCACCGCATCAGCCCCACTCAATCCGTCAAGTAACTCCTGTTGACGGGAGATAACGCCATCCATCACCTCCATGAGGTCATTATAGCTATCGATCGTCTCTTGAGCCACTACATTCTTACCACCACCGAACAATCCTCCTATGGCCTTGCCGATACCTCCGATTATACCGGTAGCGGACGTAATGACACTAAACGGCTTGGTGAGATCTATGCTAGCCAGACTGGACATGACTTGACTCACTCCGTCCAAAGCCTTGGATATGGATTCCGGGACGGAAACACCCAAGTCGGTGAGCATATCAGCAATATTATTCCCAGCAGTAACGATATCCTGCCCTTTCTCTCCCATGGAGTTTATGGCCGATGTCATCTTGACCAAGGAGGATCTACGCTTGTTTAACGATTCCGTCAATTTTTTGTTCGCCATCTCCAAAGCCTCCTTGGATGCGGCCCCGCTAGACTCCAGATCATTCAACTCTTTTTGAGCAACGGCCACTTCCTCTATTGTCTCCTTATACTCATCATACCCTTGGCGTAATTGATCGATAGGCTTTCGATCGGTCATGGCCTCGTTGATTTGCTCGATAGCGTCCGATACCGTCTTGAAATCCTCCTTGCTTATGGTTCCGACAGCGTCTTGAAGGTATTGTTGGAGCTTTTCCTTGATTCCGGACAATGCCTCGGTAGCAACTCTGTCAAGGTTGCCGAACACGGAAGTCCAATCTATATTCTCCTTGAGTTCCTCTAGGTTGATCTTAGATAGGCTCTCCTTCCTTTTCTTGTCAGCCTCTTCTAAAGCGGAGTCTATCTGTTTGGCGTTCTCCTCGTTTCTCTGGCTCTGCAAAAACTTGACATCCTCATTGTATTGCTTCTCGATATCCTCCCTTTGTTTGGCGTAATCCTTATACTTATCCAATGTACCCTTAAGTAACTCAGCCTCTTTAGCCTGTGTCTCGATCGTTATAGCCGCTAACATATCAGCAAGTAGCTGTAATTGCTCCTGTGGCAATTCAGAAACCTTCGTTGTTGTGGGATTAAAAGCCTTCCCTTCTTCCTTGGCTTTAGGATTAGCCGCCTCGAACGCCTTTCTCTCGATCTCCTGTTGAGCCTTCAAGAACACCTCCCCTAATTTCGTAACCTCTTGTGTCTGCTTCTTATAATCAAGCCTTAATTGGGCGATACGCTTATCCGATCCCTCTTTCATAGCGTTTATGCGGGTTTGCTGGATCTGCATCTCTACCTCCAATTCCTTATCTTGGATCTTCTTGCGGCCTTCCTCTATAGCCATAAGTCTCTCGGAGGTCTCAACCTTTTCTTTATTGGCACTAACGCCTTGGGCTTTAATCCTGTTACCTATTTCTCTCTGCTGACTAGACAATTCACGAAGTCTTGATGCTCTTTCCGCTAATTGCTTATTTACGTCTGCCTCTGCTTCCGCTTGCTCCCGCAACGCTTTCCCATTAGAATGCGACAAGGAATTTGTCTCTTTTATGATCTCAAAATGTTCTTGAGCCATATCTACCTCCTCATCATACATTTCTTTTACCAACTTAGAAGCTTCTTTTGAGGCTTCCAGACGTTCTTTATCTGAATAAGCCGCATTTTGAGATTTCTCCCTCAACTCGCTTATTCTAGCCTCAATCTCCGCTCTTTTTGCGATCCAAGCCGTCCGCCTATTCTCTAAAGCGTTCTCACGTCTAGCTAATTCTGCATGTTTATTACCCTTATCTATTATATCGTCCATGAATTTAGAAGCTTTACTCAACGGATCCTCTATACCGGTAAAACCTTGCGCGATAGCGTTCCCTAAATCTTTCAATCCTTCTCCTACCTCACCGCCTAATATTTTCCATACAGCCGCACCGACTTTTCCCAAAGCATTTAAATGATTCATCAAATGATCTTTGATAAAATCAACTAAATCCTTTGCACCCTCTTTGGGCTTTGTGAACGCCTTATAAAGCCATTCGCCCACATCATCCACCACATCTAATATGGAATCCAAGGTTTGCTTGAAATAAGCGCTCGTGACATTCAACGCTTCCTCACCTTCCCTTGTTCGTTTGAACCAAGAAGTCAAGGTCATAAGAGCCAACGATATCCCAGCCAGAACCGCCCCTATTGGCGTGGCAATAAATCGTAAGGATACCTTAGTCAAGCCTTGCATGGCAGAAGCTGCTTGTCCTATCGGCCCGGGGAGACCGGATATGTTCCTCATCATCTCATTAAGGGAGACACTCGCATTATCCAAGGCGCTGGCATAATTACCGACATTTCTCTGATGATTACCAAGGGAAGCGTCAAGCCGCTTGATCTCCGCATCCACGCTTTTTATCTCCGACAATAACGCCTTGCCGAAAGAGGATGACTGCATAGAAGAACTCATAGAGCGGTACAAATCTCGCATCTTACCCAAGGATAAAGACAACTCGTCCATGGAGCCTTGAGCGGCCTTGTTCAGCTTTATATCATTCCGGATGGTTTGCTGGAGAGATGATATATTCTGCTTATACTCGTATAAGGTACGGGTGAGATCCTCCCTTCTTTGTTTCTGCTTATCATTCAGCGATCCGTTATCCTTCTCCAGCTTCGCAAGGTTTGCCAACTCGTTTTTCACCTTAGCCAATGAGCCTTGTTCTCGGATAAGCTTCGCCACATGCTGATCCAATGTCCCGTTTACCTTGGTGATCTCCTCGTTAAGGTTGTCATAAGCCGATCTCTGTTGGTTCACTTGGGCGGTAGCTTGCGTCTGGGCGGCAGACGGAGGGATTACTTCGACCGTTCTTTTGGTTTTTCCGGCCTCGGCGTTCATTTGCTCATATAACGCCTTATAGGATTGCGCAAGCCTAGCTATCTCTTGCTCTTGTCTCTTGCTATCATTGATAGCCGATTGGACTTGTTGGGCTTGCTCCTCCTTTAGCTTTCGTACCTGCTCGGTAAGCTCATCGATCACTTTCTTTTGATCCTCTATCTGGGACAATATGACTTTCGATCTGGGATCATCCACATGGACATCCTTCAAGACCTTCTTTAGCTCCTCTATTTTCTTGATAGCCTCGTCTACTTGCTTGTAATTGGCAGTGATATCTATTGATATGGAAGACATAAACTTTTTTATCCCAAAAGTATGCCTCATCGAGATAGTAAGGAAATGTAAATAAAAAAAGATTACAACATCACAGAGATTGTTGTAATCTTTTTTCAGCATATGAAAGATAAAGAATGCCCTATAGTCCCCGATACGTATTAGCAATTATATTATCGTTATTTTGCAAATTGTTTAATTATATCATTCAAGGTTAATGTACTTTGATAATATTTATATCTCATATTAGAATCAAAATAAACCTTATCAACCTGTTCTACTTTTGATTTTATCAAGGGGTTATATATAGAATACTCATGAGATATAACGTATTCCACAATGCTGTCCTTTGACGAATTTACCAAAGAATTATATAGATCAAATTTTTCTTTATTCTCTATGATCCTGTCATATGTTTGATTTATATCAGAAGACAACTTGTAATCAAAGTCATAAAACTCCGCTGTCCTCCTCATATACCACCAAAATAAGTAATTATAGTCATATGAATATTTGTTTACTTTATCCCAAACCGCTATAATAGAATCTGCCCTTTCCGTTATAATCCGGATCTCTGTACACCATTCCGAAGCATCTTTTAGCTCTCCACTCATAATCTTTTCTTCATAATCAAGATCATCATATCTATAATCCCTAAATTCTTGATTGCGCTTCTTTTTAAAGTCAGCCAGATCAGGTTCGACTACAATTGGAGCTAATTGCAAAGACAATGAATCTGTTATTTTTTTTACAGTCAACGTATCTATAAAATAATATTTCTCTAATTTATAATTTAGATCTATGCCATCCCCCCTATCTACCACATATTTTTCAAGGGACTGTTCAATTTGATTCTTTGAGCAACTCGCTAAAAAAACAAATAGCAAAATTATGCAAATAATATTTTTCATATCATGAAGTGTTATAAAATTCGCTTTTTTCTTTGCTCAAACTCCTCTGGAGTAATAATACCCTTCTCCTTTAACTCATGAAGTTTTTCAAGTTCATCTGGAACGTTAACATTAGCAATGTACTGTTTTTCTATATACTGTTTGTTAAACTTTGCGTTAAATCCATCTTCTCCAACAACTAAAAACATTATAATTTCAACAACAGAAATAATAGATGGTATAAATGTCCAACAAAACACAAGATATAAAACACCCCATCCTGGCTGATTTAAATAAAATTTATGTGCGCCAAAACCTCCTAAAAATAAGGCCAACAAAATAGCAACTGTTCTATTTTTCATATGTATGAAATTTAATTATTTTTAAACTACAAAAATAAACAAAAAACAAAATCACCTCAAATTTTTCAGCAAATTTTCTATGTCTTATCGTTATTTTATTTCATAAATAGTCCCCTTAGCCTTAATAAAGCCGGAAATTTCGCTTTCCTCAAGGGATTCGGTGAAAAGCTCCCATATTTTCACCTCCAAAGCTTTTGCTATCCGATTTAATGTATCACCTTATCATGGTATTATTTACTCATCCTTACCATTTTCCATCGATAATGTTAAATCATTTCTTTTTTCATTCTATCTCATCCAATGATTTCATGAAGGCATCAAAATTGCTTACGTCTATCGCCCCGGCATACTTTCCAGAATGAGCCTCGTTTATCACCGCTATCGTTTCCTCGTTTGGCTCGGAGTATACAGCGTCCATCAAGGTGCTCTCTACGAAATTATTCAGGCTCCTATTCGCTTTCTTGGCTTGTTCCTGCAATATTTGCAACAAGTCCTCACGTAAACGGAACGAGGTTTGCTTTCTTATTACTGCTTCCATATTACTTCTGTATTATATTGTATCGCAAAGGTAATGTATTGTATGCATAAAACAAACTTTCATGATTTTTATTTAGAGGATTGCAAGTTATATCATTCCATCTTAATCTTAACATCCACTTCAACAGGTATTGGTTTTTGACAATGGGGGCAAATGATCGTTTTGGCTTGTGGATGTATATCGTTTGTAGAGGCGAAGAGTTGCCACATAGGGACTTCTAAAGCCATTGCGATCTTTTCATAAGATGTAATATTAGCAGTGCCATTAATTTGAGTGGATAGTGTAACCCTACTAATCCCCATTTTATCGGCTAATTCGTTTATAGTAACACCTTTCTCTTTTAATAATTCCTTTATTCTATTCATAATCTTTTCTATTGTTTGGTGCAAATATACATCAAAAAGTGAAGTGTAAAATAAACTACTTACAAAATAATGTTAAATGTATGTAGTTTTATTGTCAAATCCTTTTGTATGTAAAATAAACTACTTACATTTGCGCCATCAAAATAAAACAACAGTACAATGGCAACACAGAAATATAACAAGAGTGAGATCATGAAGGAAGCGCATAAGATCTATAGAGAGTGCAAGATATACGGACGTACATTCGGCTCGTGCCTTAAACAGGCTTGGGGATCGGCGAAAGCGATGGTGCAGCTTGCGGAAAAACGTGCGGCGTTTGCCAAGGAACTTGCGGAAAGATCCCATGCTGTAAGACTTACTCATGTCGGTATGGCTAGCCTTTACGGTAACAGGGTTTATTCGGGTGATTGATATACATTAATAATATAAGGAATATGGAAACGATAGAAGTATTGAAGAACGTACAAAGGATTGCGTTGGAGTGTATGATCGGAAGGAAACCGGTACATATAAATGTAGGCGTTATGCCGGAGACGGGCGGTTTATGCGTCACCGTACAGGACAGATCTCACGAGGTGGTCTACATGGAGATATTCAATGACTGGATGCCGGATCACAAGGAATGGAATAAAAAGACCTACGATAGATTCATGAGCGTAATTAGCGACATGACTTGCAGGCTTGCGGGATAACTCGAACGACGGGGAGAGGATCGGAAGTAGATGCCCCTCCGGTAATACGGCCGGAGGGATTTTACAACAATAGCTCCATTGTGGTGTTTCGAGCCTTGAAAAAATAGGCCACGGATTTTGTCATATATAATTTTGTGATATGAAAATGATCGCTCACGTGACGGTAGCGAAAGAAGATATTTAAGGGCATTGATTCCAGTTGCAGACCGTCACAATAGGCAACTTCAATCTTTGCCCTTCGCTTTTTGCCTTGTCAAGCGAGACTGGCAATAAGCAGGTAGGACGGCATACACCGGGGTTCAAGTCCCCGGCTACCACTTCGGTCAAAATAAAATCCTCAAAGGTAGTGCTTGACCGAGCTACCAATGAGGATAATATTAACTTTTATAACTGCACAAAGTTATGAATAATATTCGAATTTTCCAAAATGAGCAGTTCGGACAAGTAAGAATTGCGATGAATGAGAATGGAGAGCCGTTGTTCTGTTTAATTGACGTATGCAATATGTTGGATCTAATACCCAGCAAAGTGTCTCAACGATTAGACAAGGATGTACTTTCAAAGTACCCCCTTGAGACAGCAGGTGGTATTCAGCAAACAAACTTTATTAATGAAGACGGACTTTACGATGTAATCCTAGATAGTCGTAAACCTGAAGCTAAACAATTCCGCAAATGGATAACAAGCGAAGTCTTACCTTCTATCCGGAAAACCGGAGGCTACATGATATCCAAACCGGAAGATACTCCTGAGGAACTTATGGCACGTGCCCTTCTAGTCGCTCAAGACGCATTGAGGAGACGTGAAGAGCGGATCGCCAACCTAGAGCAACAAACCGCCCTTCAAAGCGAGGAACTTCAAGCCGCTGCCCCAAAGGTCAATTACTACGAGAAGGTATTGCAAAGCACCAGCACGTATAACACCAACCAGATCGCCAAGGAGTTAGGAATGAGCGCCGTCACATTGAACCAAAAGCTGAGAGAGATGGGCGTACAATACAAGCAAGGCGGTCAATGGCTATTGACACACAAGTATCAAGACGAGGACTACACGAGAACAAGGACATATCCATACGTCCAGCGTGACGGAACGCCCGGAACGGCGATGCAAACCGTATGGACGGAAAGAGGAAGGGAGTTCATCCACGGTCTTTTTGACCTAAAGAGTACCATCGTGTCCGGGGTGAAGGAATTGTCACGCATATATAACAACATGGACGAACTTGAGAGAAAGGAAGATGTATTCAGCGAGCCTTTATATACGGACATGTCTAAGATAGACGCAATGTACGAGGCTTTCCAATCCATTTATTGCAAGTCCAAAATGACCGTGAATGATCGCAAGAAGTTCCTGTTTGTGATAATCTTGTTGTATTGCCCCAAAAAGTTGGCGGGCAAGAAAATGAAAAGCGGATTACGTGATAAGATAGCGAACATCCTACACATGAGACAACATTCCACCCTTTCCAACAACGTGAAAGATCTTGTCAAGGAATATGACTCTGATCCTAATTTCAAGAAAGACGTAAGCAAGGCGTACAATTTCATCACTCAAAATATAACTCCGGATATAAACAATCATCTATTATCCAGATTAGGATGAATGACCCCAAAAACCTTAACTATGATAACTTGTGAACTATTAAATGATTGATTGAATATGAAAGACATAAACACGATACTAAACGAAATGCTTTTAACGTCCCAAAGGGACAAGAAGGCGATGGAGCGATTCAACCGGCAATCCTTGAAAATGGAAAGGCTTATCGATGAGCTGGAGAAGGCTTGCGGATTTAGCGGCACCAAGCCCAAGCCACATATGACCGTGTCGGTATACAACAACGGAAGGTCAAAGCATAGACAATTTGATCTCAAAGCGCTGAATACACACTTGATAGCCCAATAATAATGCGAGAAAGGATGTGTTGAGAAGACACATCCTTTCTATACAACCTCTTTATGTTTCTGTAAATATAAATCTCGAAGATATATACTCATTAATCGCACCAATGATTGTATAGAAACCTTGACCTCTTCACATTTTCCTGTTTCAGGATCGCATAATTCCATTTTTTCAGGGGAATAATATATAAAATGCTTTATGTCATTAAACATCTCATGACCAATATTCCTAAAGAGAGCATTAAGCGCACATTCCTCTACATCATAAGCGGTAACAGGATTATCCTTCTCCATTTCTTTAATAAGGAAATCCTTATTATTATCAATGGTCTCTTTTGCGTTAGAAGCATTAAATAACGCATTACCTAAAGGTGTCATTTTTAAAGGGCTTGCCTTTCTAGCCAATTTATCTATCATATCATTGTCAAATCTCATTATCCATTTATTTACCTCAACAACCATACCATTAGTTGATTCAACAGTATCATACAGACGGTCATACTTTTCGCTAAATTCTCGTAACAGATCTCTATGGGATTCACATGGAAGTTCATCTACTTTATTTTTAGTATCTTCCAATTTTAAATGATACTTTGATATTTTCCATGTTACAAATATAGCTATTAAGATAACCGCAAACCATGGAGCATTGTTCAATAGGTATGTCAATATAGGTGCCATTGTCGTATTAGTTAGTAATTGAACTTATAGATATTTCATTCGACTGCTTATCATGTACAAATGTAACATCTTTTTTTATACAAAACACAATAATTGATTAAATGTTTAATAAAACACAAAATTAAGCGTAACTGATATAATATCAGTTACGCTTAGCTTATGATCCTAGTCATCAAATTTTTTATCCCCCGTTCCTTCTCGCTAACATATCCTTTCCGGACATTTTCACGACCTTTTTCCCGTGACAGATACGGAGCTTGTCCTTTTGCATCATCAAAAGGTTTTGATAAGGTATAACCTCCATCACCTCATGGTAAGATAAATGTAAATTCTCCATGAACGTGGCTATCTGTCCGAACAACGTGTCATTACCTATCACCTCTGTTCCGCCGCCATTCTCGCTACGCTCTTCGCTAAGGCGGCAGAAACGAAAAAATCATCCACGTGTATTAACTTTATGATATCCTCGAAAATGGTTTTCAATTCCTCCAAGGTACAATTATCAAAATCGTTCGATAAACATGCGGATTTTCTCTCCCATTCCTCCACATCTCCAACGATAACGCATGATATTCCACGGCTGATATAACGGATATTATCCGGTACCATGAAAAGGGCATCTACCCAAGTGGCCTCGTTAGGTACAGATACCATTGAGAACCAAGTAATGGCCCTACATAATACCTTTATAGCCGGGGGATATACGGTTATGGCCTTCCCGTTGACGACCACGGTAGCGAACCTCCTCCCATTGATCGCCTCGCTTACTTTCTCCGCCGCTTTATTCATGTTGAAAAGATAAGGGAAGGTTAAATACCCTCCCGATTCTATATCCAAGTTAAATAGAAGGATTGACTACGCTATCAGCCCACCAATATTCAGGATTAAGTTCTTTCGTCTCCGGCTCCATTGGAGTAGCAGCGACAGCCAAGCCGATAGCGCCGTCCGTATCGGCACCTCGGCCAACGATAGCCGCCTTTGGGAATACGATCCACACATCATCCTCAGTCTCTGCAATCACGCATTTATAGATCTCTTGATACCCTCGGGCTCTCTGCCACCCTGTAGCGGTAGCCGTTCCTCCTTGCAAATCCGCTTTCGTCTGGAAATCATATTGCCCAATAGTGAAGGAGACTTGAACGGAACCTTGTTCTTGGGTTTGTCTATAGGTATTCTTAGACAACTGGTTCTTGTACTCGGTCACGCTAGCCTCAGCCTCCTCATAACTCCAAGTATCTTGATGCACGTTAATGACCTCCGTCAAGGTTTCCCCGGACAAGAGGGTCTTTAATTTCGTGGGATCAAACGAAGAGTCCGTGATAACCGGACCATAATACAGTTTCTTGATACCCACGGCCATAATCTTTTCGTTAGCCATATCTTATCTCATTTTAAAATTAGCAACCTTAATAAATAATCTCACGTTAACGAAGAAAGAGTCCGTATCCGGATCTTCCTCCGTGGACAAGTCCTCTATCGAGTATTTTCCCCTATTACCGCCGTACTCAAAATAGCAAGACAAGAAATTTATCTCCGCTATCTGTTGAAGCTCGTTCAGCCTTGTATTATTAGGCGTCTTGTAGCCCATGGACTCCAAGCAAGGCACTAGGATATTGATATTAGCGTATCCCATGCTCCAAGGCGTATTGGACATCGTCCCCATGTGGACAACAATCCTTTCCGGAACCTTGCCCTTTTTATAGGGGGGATGCCTGTCCTTATATACAGGTATGCCGTAATAGACCTCCTTGAGCTTACGGTAAAGCAAATCCTTTATATCCTCGGTGGACATCATGGTTTAAGCAATTCTTTTATCTCTATCATAGCGCTATCCATAACGTCCAGCCCCTTGGCATTGACATAGCTAGCGTACCCCATACCGGCTACAACCACCATCGTATAACCATTCTTGGCAGAAGTTGCCAATTCCGTAGCTAGCTTACGTCCCTCCTCGCTACCCAACGTTCCATCTCCGCTAGGCCCATTAGCCCAGAAATCGACATCCTTACCCTCTTTGGTGGTAAACTTAGCTCTTTGCATGTTAGGTCCGAACCCCGCAACTTTCTTGAAACCACCCTCCCTTATAACCTTGCCGTTATAGGCTAGCACATAGCCTATCGAGCTTCTAAGGTTTCCAGTCCTATTCACGTATTGACCGCTTTTGACAGCCTTTTGGATAGCGGCCTCACCCGTTTGGACAAGTTTATTTATCACCTTATCGTCCAAGGATTTCAATTCCTGTTCCAAATCAGACAAATCAAACCTGACCTTTATATCCATATCTCTGAATAGTTTAGGAAGTTACACATAAGAGGCTTCAAAACCTCACCTTCACCACGTATATTACCATCTTGATCCAAGACCCGGACCATAGTGCCTATAGGAATAAGATGTTTTCCCTTAATGACAACATGATAATCATAGACACGCATTTCACCGCCTACTCCAATCAGCTTACCGGCTCCGTTATCATCGCACCTACATGTTGACACTAGCTCCCAACATTCCGATCCCGATCCTTCCACAGGATTGCCATTATCGTCAATATCGGGTTCCTTGACAACCTTTCGTTCTAATATGTGAGGAGCGTAATACATTCAATAATCCATATAAGATGAGACTACCCCAAGACCGGAAGACACATCCGGGCTAACACCGTTCCGTTCGCACAGGAACAAATAATACCGCCGGAGGCCGTCCTTGTCCCAAGAGACAGAGAATCCACTCTCGCTGACGCTATCCGGGCGCAATAGCAGCGACGGGATGATCTCTATCATCCCTGTCTCCACCTTGCCTATGGATTCCCTAGACATCTCATCGTCCGGGGATAAGCCCGATTTGATGCTGAAATCCAGCATATCCGCCTCGGATAGATCTCCATAAGCCGAGAATTTCTGCCTTATGTAGTCTCTTATCGTCATGCCTCCACCGTCAATGAGTAAATGCCATTAATCTCGGTAAGGACCGGCAAGGATAGCGATTGAGCCTTGGTAAACTCTACTCCATTCGAATTATCCGTCTCGCCCTTGCCCCATTGAGAGATACGAATCCGGCCATAATTAGAGTAAGTAACGCCCGGTTCCTGTCTCAACTCATTATCGGCGTAAGCGTTCTTGATGACACCTAATTTACCTGCCGGGACAAAGACGATATTCTTGTCGTTCCAAGGCTTGTACTCGGATAGCTTGCCGTTGTCTTGGATACGGGTGATACGTCTCACTGTCTCTATGACAGGAAGGTCATTAGAGCGTAGGAACTCATTCAAACCGGACATCAAAAGAGGAGTGCCGGATTTGTCGGTCCCAAAAATGACCTGTTTCATCTTCCTGCTCTTAAGCAAATAAGACAATCTGGCCGGAGACATCAATATCTTATCAAACGTCACCTTGTCTTGGGCCGCATCCACGACACCTTGGATATCCTCGAAAGGATCGACGTTATCCTTATTGGTATCCGTCCAGTCAAGAGTAACGCTAGCGATATTCTCGGGCGGCATCTTGTAATCAATAATACCACGTACCCCTCCTTCAGGGTTATTATTGGCATTAAAGGTAAATACCCCCTTGTTAGACAAGGCACCCAAGAAAATAATATCGAGCTTAGATTGCACGGATTTAACAACGGTAGACACGTTATTCCACATCAGATTAATGAGCTGCTGTGTCTTCTGGTCATCCGTCAACATCCTAGAGTCTAGGATCTGCAAGACCTTACGATACTCCTCGATCGGCATTGAGTAACTCATCTGGTGGGTAAGGACCTTTTGCTTCAAGGTCTCAAGCCCCTCCGTACCCAAGATCGGTTCCTTTCCCTTGGAATCAAGGGTAGCCGCCGCCACGCTCAAGTTATATTGCCCGATCAGCTCCTCAAAATTAAGGCCGATAGTCGGGACATCCCAATCAAGATAACGCTCGTAGATATTCTGGTCAAACAAGCGCTTGCGAAGTTCCGTGGCAGCGTCAATACGAATCTGAACCTCTTTTGTCAGTTCGCCAAAAATAGAACTATAAACATCCATCGTTCACCTCCTTACTGTCTAATATACTTAATAGTGGGATTATTCTTCATGCTGAATCCCGTCAACCATGAGGAAGGGACTGGATAAGCCACATCCTTAAGGATAAGGACCTCGTATCCCGCCGATACCGTCTGGAAAGACATATTCTTCGTATAGACAAACGTTGTCTCAACCACAGCGTCAGGCTCATCCGTTCCCACGGCAAGAATCGCCCCTTCTGTAGCTGATTCTACGGCGGCAGCCAATGTAACCACGTCATAATCAGCGTTACTTGAATCTACGGAACTCACGTTCTGCCCACCAATAGAATCTCCCTTGGCAACAAAGCTATCTTTCTCTATACGTGGCTTAGTGGTCGTTCCTCCGGCTAATACCTTAACGGCCTTACAGATCTTGCACTCCATGCGATCAAAGTCCAGCTTGATAGGAGTGCCTTTTCGCACGATTGTCCCTTCCGCCAACTCAGTGGTTAATTTGAAATCTCCGGGAAGGACTGCGCATTCCCCGCGCCAAAAGACGGGGAACGATCCTTTAATCTTTGTTTTGTCAAATTCGATACCCATAATCTTTTACTTTAATTAGCGTCCGGCAATGATTTGGCCCAATCCTTTGCGAGCTCCTTGCTCTTTTCCTTGGACGTAGAGACAGAGAACGCCGAACCTTTTTCCTCTAATCCCTTTGCGACCTCATTTTGTCTCACCTTGGACAGATAAGTATCAATCGCATTATCGTCCATATCGTCCGTTATAGCGAAGCCCTCCTCTATCCGTTCCTTTGAGATCTTAAGGCTCTTGGCCTTGTCAAGGATCAGATTGTGTCTTTCAGCACGTGCTTTCTCCTCCTTAGCTTTATCATTCTCGGAGGTCAAGAGCCGGATTTTCTCGTCCTGCTCCTCACGATACTTCTTGAACCAATCCGGTTCCTCGTTTTTATCTGGTTGCTGTTGCTGGCCGCCCCCCTTGCCTCTCAACTCTTCCAATTCCTTCTTGTAATTTGCGCTTTCAGTTCGCACCTTATCCAAGGAACTCTGGTAAGATTTCAACATTGACTCTTGCCCTGCTACCGCAGTTTCAAGATTATCGTCCGTAATCAGGCCAGTGGACCCCAGTGATTCTGCCACGGACCTCAAAACATCCTCCGTTAACCCAAGATTTGAATACTTCTGTTTTAACTGCTGGAAAATCTTCTCTTTCATGCTATTACTTTTATTTTTCGCATAAAAGTATTGATACATAAGCTTGTAATAAAATAAAAACAGGCTATATACATGACAATAGACCGATTGTCACAAAAACAATAGGGCATGGCTATAAAATAACCACGCCCATTAAATTTAATGATATCAAGGTATGACTTAATCCATCCTTATTATTGAGAGGAATCATCCGGAGCTTTAAGATTCTTGTCCTTCTCATTACGTTGCGTCTTTTCCCGCTTCTCCTCTAATATCCGTCGAATCTCCTCCTCCGGCTTGTCTGTCAAGGACAGCATATCTACCGCCGTTTGAAGGGACACCAATCCTGACTCATAGAGTTTCGCTATCATATCTATTCTCTTATCCTTATCCTCGGCGAAAGGCTCGGAGAACTCATGTTGCAGGTCGAGCCTGCTTAACTCCTCTCTCATGCCGATATGAGTGACGTTCATCATGATAGCCAATATAAGATTCTTCTCACGGTCTATCAATATATCATATATCTCTTTCAAGTTGTCCCTTTTCATATATCCAAGCGCCAAGGCCCTTTTCAATGCCTCCCCGGATAATGTCCCAAGCCCCTTCATATTCTCGTAACTGAAATCCGGGGTGAACGTATCGAATAGTATACTTGATGACAAGTCTTTTTTCTCCGCCTCTTTCATCGTGGAATAATCGGGAGGGACTAAATACTCGGCAGCGCTTTTGTCCTTATCGGACATGGTAATAACCTCCCCTACCATATTAGATCCTCCCCCTACTATGCTCTGAATGACATCAGAGGTTAATTTCAATTTTGGATCGGAGAAATAATTATTTGAATCCGCTGCCTTGCTATCAACCGCTTCCTCTCTGTCTATACGCTTTTGAACCCCATACCATGCCTTGTTTTGACGATAGTAGATAACATTTATTTTACCCGAAGGATTAGGCAATGGCGTAACATCCCATCCTATATCTGCTCTCTTGCATCTATAGATGTATTCCGGGGTCTCTATATCAAAATGCTCTACGGACTTATCGCCCTCAAGTAGCGTATATCCATAACCAAAAGCTATCATGTTATCCCATTGATCAAATAAAGGCCGCAATGTATATCCTTTTGACTTGGCTATAACTTTAACCTTTACTTGGGGCATACCATTTTCCCTGTATATATGATAAACCTTAGCGCTCTCCGTCTCCGCACCGGCCAAACGCTTGGCTTCCCGGATTGTCGTGTTGAATCGAGTATAACGGAGAAAATCACCGAATGCATTGAAAGCCTTATCCGTATCATCCGATACAGCTTTCCACAAGATAGGCTGACCGAGGAGAAAAAACAGCTCCACCTCATTTATATACGCTTGCCTTCCTCGTGGCAATTTCTCCGTGATATATGGTTCTTGATTTTTCCTGTGCTTATTAGGACGTTTATTAACCTCATGGGATTCCGGGTTATATTCCAAGATCGCTTGGGAAACATCCTTGTCCCGGCATTGCATCATTGACATGGCTCGGCTTATATCCCTATCCTTGATAAGGCTGACCAAGTCCCTCTCCACTCCAAACGAGTTCAATATCTTGTTTTGGAAAACCTGAAATATAGCGTCTATGTAATTCATGTTAAAATCCTAACTCCTCCTTAGAGTACTGTCTTGTTGTTAATACTTTTCCTAGAAGCTTGCCTATCGTCCAATAACGTGCCCCGTCGATAAGATGGTTATACCCGTCAATAGGCTCATTGATAAATTTACCGTCCTTGTTTTGGGCGTATACATAGTTCCTAAGTTCTTTTATCAAGTTTAAAGATCTCTTGGTGACACAAATCTTATACTCCATCATCTTGATAATACCTCCCATAACAGATCCTTTGTACTTGTCCGCAGGGTATATGATTATCCCCGCATTTGATATTTCTTGTATAAGCCTTGGATCGGCGCTGTCAGCGTAAACCACCAAGCCAAGGTCTTTCAATACCTTAATAATCTCCTTGGTTAACATATGGGTGCGGTAACATTTCTCATCAAGATATAACCAATCATCAACCAATCCGCATCTAACTATAGCGGTAGGGTCATAGCTATATCCAAAGTCAAGCCCTAACGCCACATGCTTGGCATAGGAAGGGAACTCGTCCACGATCTCGAAATCAGGGAACACCAACCCTTCGGCCATCGCCCGCTGCCCTAACCCATAAACCGCCCAAAGCACCTTATTCTTATTCTTCAATGACTCTATCTCATCGATGATTGTTTGCTCTAAAAAAGGATTGTCCTTATAAGTGGATATAAAATGATACGTCCTAGGGTCATTGTTTAGATAGCAAATCCAGTGCTCGTCACTGAACGACGGGTTATAATCAATGACAGAGAAAAGAGCGGTACGCATCACCAGTTGCTGCCACTCAAGATAAGATATCTCATTTCCCTCGTTACAATAAAGTATATCACGTTTCCTTCCTCTTATCTTCTGCTCATCATCCGTGGAAAAGAACTCCACGAATGATCCATTTGGGAACGAGTAAACCATCTCCGACTTGTTCATGCACCTATTATCCCATATACGGAACTTATCGATCATGATTTCCTTGAAATCCCGGAAGACAGATCCCTTCAGCGCCGGCAATGTCTTCCTCACGATAGATAGAGACAGCTTAGGGTTATGAAGGATATACGCTATAAGGAATATCAATATGTTATAAGTTTTACTACTCCTTGAAGATCCTTGGGCAGATATGATCTTATAACCGCCATCCAAAGCACCCTGTACCTCCGTATATATCCTAGTCGTCTGTATCACCATTGATAACGTCCTCCCTCTTGTCAATAACCTGAATAGTTATGGATTTATCCTCGCCATCTATATTGACCTCCGATTTGACAGGCGCATCCCATCCCATCATCTTCGAAAGGCGATCCAAAGCGTCTATCTTGGAATACATCTTTACCTCAAAGCCCTTATCCGTACTTTTGACCGATTGGATAGCTAATTGGAAAGACAAAGGCAGTTTAGACAAATCTTTTATCAAGAAGATCACATAGTTCTTCCCCCTCTTGATTTGCAACATATCCACGACATTGGCCCGTGCTATATTCTTAAGGATATCAATAGCCTCGTCTTTGGTTATATCCGATCTTCTTTGTAAATCAGCTTGCATCTCTTTTACCCTTACCGCTATCTTACCGTTGGCTAGAAGCTCGCAAGCTCTTATATTAATAGTCTCGGGTCTCATATTCTCGCAAGAATAAGCACGCCTATACGCCTCGGAAGCATTGCCTGATTCCAAGTAATAATTACAGAACTTCTCTTGCTTGATTGTCAATTTCATATCTTTGCCTTGAATAAAGATCAAGACCAAAGTTATGTCATCGATATTTATGGTCATAAATAAAGAAAGGGCGATTCGTGACAACAGGTAGAATGTCACGAATTACCCCTAAAAACCGCAAAATTTACTTTGTCTTATCCAACCGAACCAATATTTCAGAGAAAATACGCTCTATATCTTGCCTAAAGTACTTATACAATTGATAAGAAAAAACTATGCCATTGATATTGTTGGAGACAACCGTCTTCTCCTTAATCCCTAGTACGTTTCCTAGTTTTTCCCTTAATCCAGCCTTCATCTTACCGCCAGCCAAGGTCATAGGAGAATAGAGATATAATATTATGAATATGAATTTTTTCCTTTGCGGTACATTCCCTTTAGGGATTGGCTTTCCTCCGAGGGCTATCTCCTTGAACCACTCATATAGGGTATCGATCATACCCAAGTCGGTTAACACAGGTTTAGCGATCTCCGATTCACGCTCAGAGAGTCTATACTTTTGCTCACGAATGGATTTGAGCTCAAAAATATTTGAAAACATATTTTCGTAACTTTAAGTTACGCACCTGTCCCGCAAATATAATGAATAATATACATGACGGCTACACTGTAGCCATAAAATATGTTATTGATCATAATTGGGAGTTGAGAAGGAAAAACGTTATATTTGTCACGATGGAGAATTAAGACATCAAAAATCCTATAAAAAAATGCCTTTTACGTGTATTTTTACGTGTAGTAACAAAAATAGCCTTGACAATCAGTAGATTACCAAGGCTATCGTGGAGATGGAGAGA